ATGAAAAAAATACTCCTTCCGGCGCTTCTGCTGGCCACTTCGGGCGTAGCGTTGGCGGCGCCGCAGGTGATTACCGTAAGTCGTTTTGAAATAGGAAAAGACAAGTGGGCGTTTAATCGGGAAGAGGTCATGTTGACCTGTCGACCTGGCCAGGCGCTCTATGTGATCAACCCCAGTACGCTGGTGCAGTATCCCTTGAATGCCATTGCCGAACAGCAAGTAGCGGAGGGTAAAACGCGCGCTCAGCCTATCGCCGTCATTCAAATCGATAACCCGGCGAAGCCCGGTGAGAAAATGAGTCTGGCGCCGTTTATCGAACGTGCGCAAAAGCTTTGTGATCCATCCAATAGCTGACTGATTTTTAATAAAAAACCGTAAACCTTTACGAAAAGGCTTACGGTTTTTTTATCTCTGATGACAGACAAAACGCCAGGTTTTTTCAATCACCTTCGTCACAAACTGGAAAACCTGGCGTCGTCATCTATTCTTAAAGGGCAAGGCGATTTAGCCTGCATTAATGCCAACTTTTAGCGCACGGCTCTCTCCCAAGAGCCATTTCCCTGGACCGAATACAGGAATCGTATTCGGTCTCTTTTTATTTCGATTATAAATCAATGGGTTATGTGTTTCCCTTCGAAATTCCTCGAAATTTCCTCGAATTTCTGTATTGCGGTCTTTTTGTTTATATCACATCCAAATCCAGTTTAACATTTCTTTTACAACAAAATCAGAGCATCACGTAAGCTTTATTATCGCGTTCATCGAGATAGAGTTTCGTGGTGTTCTCTGAGGTGTGGCCCAGTAGTTTTTGAGCGAATTCCTCGCCGCGTTCGTCTTTGTACAGCCGACCAGCCAGGCTACGGATCTCGTGAAATGTCGGTGGGTTATCACTAAATTTAACGCCTGAAATTTTTCTGGCTTTTACAAATTTCTTTGTCAGCCCATCCGGGTGAATATTCCCGGTCGGGCTATTTTTCCTGATTCCTGCACTGATCATGAAATCAGTTCTGCTTACCAGCCGGCAGCGATCGATAACCGTTCCCAGACGTAACCCTGGCGCCTCAAGGGTCAGGGATAGGGGGAATGCTATCTTCATTCCTGTCTTTATCTGGGTTACGTGTAGGCGACCATCAACGATATCACTAAACTTCATGTTAACTATATCCTCACGGCGTTGACCAGTAACCAGCGCGAGATCCATCGCAAGAGGAAACCACACAGGCAGATGTTCTGCCGCCGTCCGCGTGGCGTTATATGTTTCCAGTTGCAGGCGTTCCCTGGCAACCTTAATTTCAGGTGCTCGGGTTGGCTCAACCGGATTCGTTGTTATTCTTCCTTCCACAATTGCCTCACGAAACATGTCAGATAGTACAGACCTCATCGCCCCCGCCATCGTGTTTTTACCTTCCGCGATCCATGACTCCAGAAACTCAGCAATATGCCGCGTGGTCACCTCTGCCAGTATCATTTCCCCCATTTTTTCGCGCACGGTCGCTAACTGATTGCCGCGAATTTTGTATGTGTTGGCCGCTAAATCCCGTCGTTTTAGTAACACGTCATAGCGGTCTATCCACATTGAAACGGTAAACGTATCGCTCCTCTTTAACTTTTCTATCAGGGCGGCAGGGGTGTAGTTCTGGTAAATATAATTATTTGCTTCAATTGCCTGTGCCACGGCATCACGGCGAGCAATTTGGCCTAGGGCAATTTCTTTTTTGGTAACCGGGTTTCGCCAGTAAAATGCCCTATCATTTTTACGATATGTTAGATTTTTAGGTAGATTGGCATCATACTTTTTTTGACTCATTTATTAACCGCTCCAGCAACGCACTTTTTTTACCAGTTCGCCCGTTAGGATGGTGCTGTTCAAGCACCAGTCCCACTTTATTCGGCTTGATATAAAACGCGTCCGGATTAACCCGATACGTCCTGCCATGTAATACTGGGGTCGGGTAAATATTTCCGTTTCGCGCCCATCGTCTTAATGTTGTGAGAGGTGGTGGATCATCGGGATAATTTAATTCACCCCAGGTTTCAAGTCTCACAAAGCTCATAGTCATGTCTCTTTACTTCATGACCGCCGCCAACTATACGGTGTGGCGGTCGGTCGGGGTTGAACATCAATGATCAGGTTAAAATTTGAATGACTGCTGACCGCCGCCCGGTAAAACTTTTACATCTCCGGCGTGCCGTCCTGTAAATCCTGCCCAATGCGCGGCGCGTATCCTGTCAGCCTGCTCTTCAGTCAGGCAGGGTTGCGGCAGGGCGGAGTTTTTCCGGTGCTCTGCAACGCGTATGGATTTGCCGGCTTCGTGTAACTTCTGGCACAGGGGGCAAAGGTCGCGTGTATCCATCATCCGGATCTTTCCATCGAAAAATATGTTGCCATGCCATGTAGCGCAGTTCCGGCACACGGGCGCATCGCAGGTGAACATGGCACGACATTTTGTCATGTGTCCGTGTTCATCCTCATCGGCATCCCAGCCGATGATCCCGTCACAAAGCAGGGTGGCCGGGGTGCCGCAGAACATACAGACAGACTTCTTCATGCTGCAATTACCTCCCTCATTCAGGCTGCACAAATCCCGCCGCGTGAGCGGTGTTTAAAAGCATTTTTACGGTTAATTAATTATTCAGCAGGTGATCTTTATTCCTTAATACATTTAAACTCTTCCAGCGTGACTTTCTCTTCGCGTGATTTTCCGGCTTCAGTTCTGCCGGACAGCATTTTTTCACACTCGGCTTTATTCATTTTTTTGTCAGAAAAACGAACCCAGTTTGTCGGGGAATTACCCGGCTTTTTGACGATGGCGGTTATTTTGTACATGGTCCGGTCTCCTTTTCCGGTGCTGCTGCCAGCATCGCACCATAAATTAATGACACGTCAATTTTCCCGACTGTCTCAATCATGCATGACGCCATAATATTTCCTTCAGCAATCATGTCTTCGTCTGCCTTTTCGGGGGCCAGTTTCCAGCCATCCGGAGTTATCTGAGAGTTGCCAGCCAGCGCTTCTTGCAGTCGTTCAAGCTTCACGTATTCCTGAACGCAAGTTCCCGAGTAGTTATTTAGCCAGATGGTCGCCTTTTCTGGGTCAGGCGTATAAGTAACCACTTCTCCTGATTGCCAGCACAGGGCGAACAGGTCAGCGACTGCCTTAACCTGCGCGTATGGCAACTCGGCAGGGCATTCCTCCGGCACTACCGGCGCTGGCGGGGTTGTATAAAGCGGTATTTCGTAGGCGTTTCCACCGTGAGCCTGAACCAACAGCCCGGCATTATCCCGTATCATCCGGTCAATTCCGTATTGACTGGTGTGTGCTATTGGTTTTGCTGTCAGCGATGCCAGCGCGATACGGGCAAGCTCCCGTTGCTCTGATGCGGTTGGCTCAGGTCCGTTGCCGAGGAAAATTTCTTGTGCGCGTTCTCTGGTAATAGTGGTCATGGGTTAGTCCCTCTTTCCATAATGCTCATCTGCAGATCCACGCCAGTAATCAAAACTTTCATCGAGCTTTTCTTTGTCATATGTGACGTTGGCTGTTCCAGTAGTAACTGCGTAGTGGCCACTTAAAGCCATATCTTTCCAATTCGTATGGATGCCCGAGTTTTCTACGGCATCGCGGCACGCGCTGGGGGCGTCAATGCCACAGCCAACAATCCCTCCAGAACGAGAAACAACAACGAAAATCTCTTCGATTTTTGCTCTTTTCATACAGTTCATTCCTTCGCGCCAATGCCAGCTCGGGTGCTATATGCAGATATGCACTGCATGAATCCGGACTGGTCATCTGTCTGCCCATAGCTGAACCCGGCTTTCAGGCCGTCACGGAATGCGCTATCCTGCAACCTGTCGGCAGTTTCAAGTTTCGCCTCCAGTTCTGCTATGCGCTGGCGTAACGCCGTAATTTCCACCTCAGCAGCGTCTGCGTAATGAACGTTTTCATGCTCAAGTGGCGGTAAATCCGGCGTAATGACACCAAACAGTTTTGCAAGCGCCCGGTAATTCAGTTCGCTGTGATAACGACCTTTGCAGCGAACCAGTTTTTCAGCAGCAGCTACAATAGCGCTTTGTTCTGCTATGCTGCGTTCTGCGGATTCCAGTAATGCTTGCTTATCACGTAGCGATTCTTCCAGTTCAGCAACATGACATTCGCTATCGATGAGGTTGTTCTCTGCGGCTTCCAGCTTCTTGTAGAGAGCATCCCAGCTTGTCGAGTTATCAAGAACCAGCTTTGTAACTCGCTCTTCACGTGATTTGTAATGCTCCAGCTCATCCAGCAGCGCCTGCACGGTGGCGGGGTTAGCGGCGGCGATAAATTCCGCGTCACGTTTCTCAACAGTATGGGCCAACGTCACGTCTTCACCGTAAAGAGAAAATGGCGTTACCGTGATGCCATCGAACAGTGATGAGGTGCGGCGCCAAGTCCCCGGCGTAGCCTTTTCCGCCACTTCACGCAGCGCCTGTTTGTCGATTGTCATGCTGCACCGCCTTTATTTCGTAGCCAGATACAGACCGCGCCGTCTTCGGTGTCGTGAATGGAACCAACAAACCAGCCGTCACCTTCAGGGGCTTCTGGTTGCCAGGCAGAAATGTCGTATCCGTCAACGTCAGGATCAATTTCCTCATAATCCCGGTAAGAGATTTTCCATTCCAGACCGTTAGCTTCCAGCCGGGTATTAAGTTCGTCCGTAGATATAAATTCACAGCCAGCGCAAAATTGGTCGTATGCCGGATGAATCCAGTAACCTTCCCGGTCGCGCTCTACGGGTAATGCGGTGATTTTTTTCATTATCATTTCAGGCGGTCAGCGACCGCCAGCCTCCGTTATGCGGTCACGTTCTCTTCCACGCCAGCGTTTTCGACGACGCTGTACTCACCTGTGATGACAGACGCATCAGCCGGATCGATAGTCAGCGTCTCCTTTTCGTCCATTGATACCGCGCGCTGGATCTCAATGGATACAGGCAGGTATTTGAACAGGCGGCGTATGGCGGTTTTTTTTGCCATTTCCTCCCAGTGAGTAACCCACGGGCCGTTGTTACCGGCTTTGCTCTGTGCCCTGACCAGCTCTATCTGTTTACGGGTCATTACCTCAAACTGTGTGCCGCCATCTTTAAGGCGGGCAACGGCATAGACATGAGTAACCGGTGCATCTTCGTTCTCACCCGGACGGTGTACCAGCTTCTCTTCCAGACCAAACTCGAAGCTGAAATCGTCACCTTCACGGACAACACGCGCGGAAAGGCTGGCAATCTGTCCGGAACGGCGGGCAAGGTCGATCATTCCCCGGTAGCCAATAATTAACTGAACGTTTTTTTTGCGTGACTTTTCGTTTTTGTTTCCGAACGGCAGCAGATAGGCATGACCGAGCGCGCCGCCGGGCTCCAGCCCAAGCTGGGAACACTGAACGATGGCGCTGACAAAACTCATGGTGTCACAGTCACCCAGCGCCGGAACTTTTCGGATTTCCGTTGTGGCTATCCGGATCATGCGTTCCGCTGTCATGTGGCGGGGCAGGGCCGCCGCCAGTTGTTCTTTCATGGAGGGCTGGTTGATAAAGCTGATCACATCGTTGTTATTTTTCACTGCCGTCGGGGTGCGTGCTCCCTGTGTTTTTTGCAGGTCGGCTTTTGCAATAGGTGGCTGTTTAGGCATTTGCATTCTCCTTCGCCCAGCGGGGCAGTGATAAAGTTTTAATGGCAGGCCATTCATCGTTATTAAGGCATTCGGCCAGGGTTTGCAGATTGCGACGATATTCCCGCTGACCTGCCAGTTTTGCGTCTTCACCCATCATGAAAATCTCAACCGGGTAACGCCCACATTCGGCGGTTGTACTGGCAACAAGGAAGACGAAGGTGGGTATCTCACCGAACTGCGCCCGATAACCGTCGCTGTAGAAAGCGTCCTGTACGTGGTAGCGATAATCGTAATAAGCTGTCCTGAACCGCTGGATATCAGCAGTGGTTTTCACATCCATGATCCAGTGAAATTCAGGGATGATTTTGTCCGGACGGCACCGACACAAAATTCCTGTTTCCGGATCTTCCCAGTAGACTGATGATTCAGCATATCCGGCGCTTTCAACCAGCCACTGCCCCAGCGGTAACGCCATCACACTCTGGTACATAAGTTCGATTTTCCGGCCTTCTTCTGCCGTAAGCACGGTTCTTCCTGTCCGGGCGCACTCTTCCAGAAAGGTTTTCTCTTCTTCTTTTCCTGCACTGGTACGGCGGTTAAACTCCGGTGCGATGATGAAGCGTTTACTGAATTCCTCTGGTTCCAGTACCCGGCAGTGAAAAGCCGTTCCTGTATCGAGAGACTTTGTTTTCTCCGTGTCCACGGGGGCATTTTTGCGCCAAAGATAAATTGCTGGTGTATCTGCGATATCATCAAGCTGTGATTTACTGACCCCCGGGCCAGCGTGATACGCCTCGTTAGGGATGTCATAGTAAATGCCTGGCTGTATATCATCAGGGACAGTGAAATTTCCGTTTTCTACGGGATCTGGCGCTTCGCCAGCTTCATCACCGCCAGTACCTGATCCACCGTCCGTTGTAATTTCCTGCCCTGTATCGCCAGCCGTTTCCTGCTGGTTGCTCTCTTTCGGCGTTTCTCCATCTCTTTCTGTTCTGGCTTCCGTTTTTTCGGTCTGGTTTGAGGGGGGCGGGAATAGCGCTGATACATCGAAAGTCCCGTCCGCGTTTCTGGTGACAGCCTCCGGCTCTGCTGCTGGTTGTTTTTCCTCCGGCACCACTTCTTCTTTTTCACCCTGATTTGAGGCGCTGTAATTGTTATGAACCCACTTCGGATCGTTCGGGTCGCTGATGCCTTCGACATATTCACCGCGCGCGGCTGCCAGTTGTTTACCAACATCAACCGGGTTTTTGGGTGGAATGTTTTTACGTGCTTCGTGCAGTTCTGCCCGTATTTTCTGGTAGCCTGCTTCTGTCTGGCTTACAGGTGGCTCATTCTCCAGCGGCTGCGGGTCCGGATGATGTTCAGTTGTGTCCTGTTCCACTGCTTCAGGCGTTGCTGGTTCATCTGCCAGTTCGCCTGCCGGTTGCGGTTTTTCTTCATCATCGTTTGCACTCCCTTTCACTGGCATGGGCTGAGATGTACGGCCGCAGGCGATATCAACAATAAGCGGATCGGGGTTGGCGTGGTCGGTTTCGGTAAGTACACGGTTGAGATACTCAGTAACGCGTGCAGGTATGGCTTCAATCCCGATCGGCGCTTCTTTCACTGACGCAACCACGATGGCACGGGAATAATCCATACCGCCGGGCATGTTCAGAAAAGCCTTACAGAACACATCGAAGGGAGGCTTATTGTCCGCGACAATTTCATCCACTCGTTTTGAATGCGCCTGATGCAGGTTGTAAATATCCAGGTCCATTGAGCGGGCGAGTACACCCATTGCAACGTCACGGGCCAGTGATACTTTATCGTGAATAACACCTTCCCCACGATCGGTAAGGATACCACCGCCAGCGTTAGCGCCTGATGGTGTCCGGTTGATGGAGGATACGCGATTTCCTTTCTGCCACTCTTTGACCAGCAGGCCGCGGTCGATGGGGTGTGCGTCAGCGTATGCCTGCGCAAAATTAATCTTTATATGCAGCGTGTGTTGCTTATCACGCGGAAAAATCCGTTTAAAGGCATCAGTAAATTTCCACAGACCTGGAGTATCCAGCTTTTGTATACCTGGCACATTATGGCAGGCGAGCAACATATCCTGGATATAGTTGTCACTCATCTCCAGCTCCATGCGGCTGACTTCGGCAAGCTGTTCCGGCGTGATTTGATGTGAAAATTTATCTTCAAGAATGAACTGAGAAAGTATGCGATGGCGTTCGCTCAGCGTGGCGACAGGATGAAACATCGATTTTTCAACATCAGCCATCGGTTCGCCGTTAACGTTATAAGCGTAAGCGGGGAGGGGATCGCCGGCAGTATTGTCACTGTCAGCCGGAGTATCCATGGAGGCCGTGTCACTGCTGGCGTCATCATCTGCTGCCATTTGTTCATGAAACTGGTCTGCGGGAACCGCGCCGGGGATCAGCATCATGGTTTTTCCGTCTTCGCCGCCTTTTTCGTAACGGTTGCAGAATTCAGTATCAAACACACCTTCAGGGGGAAGGTCGCCAATGGCAGGAAGATTTACACGAACGGGTTTTTTAAAGTCGTCCTCGTCATAACCCTTATCGTCCATAGCAGCAATGCAGCGGGAAATGGCTACCGACAGTTTTTTAGCTGTAGTCCAGAAGAAACCTGCTTTTATTCCAAGCCGCTTTCTGGCCTCTTCATTTTTAACAAGGCAGTGCAACGCAAAATCTTCTTTATTTTCACTCATTGTTTTTTAACCTCAGTTAAGATTAAAATCGTTTTGCCAGTGAAAATCCTCTCCGGGTGCTCACTGGTCATGTCTCTGGTGGTGGGTCTGGTCGCTCACCTCAGCATCGCCGGGATGTAAAGCCGGGGAAGCGCCTGCATTTAATGCAGGCTTTTTCCCTTTGAGGCCTCAGACATCGCCCGCGCAAAATCACTGGCAACAGACAGGCTCTTCAATGCACCAATAACCTCCCGGGGGACGTCTTTCACTTTGAGCAACATGGCTGCTGCGGCTATAGTGGAGTCCCATGCCCCTGTTTTTTCATCTGCATATGCAGTTATTGATTTATTTATTGAATAGCCATCTTCGTTTCTGCTTAACTCGTATGAATAGCCAATAACTACCGGCATATTGTTTTGCTCGCATATTTTAAATATACGGCTGGTGAGTTCTTTTAGTTCCTGTAATACTGCTGCATCAGGCGTTGTATTTTTCATTTTTATTTCCTTTTTCAGGTTGAGTGAATCCCTGCCATTGCTGGCATGATTTAAAAAATGGTATTGTTAAATTAATCAGTTTGTCAGTGGTTCGCCTTTACCATCAAGATAAATTTCTATAACTAAATCCCGGATGGTAATATTTTCACGAATATTTGTTAACGTCAGTTTTCCCCTGGTATTAGCCGTGGCTTTATAAATTCGGTCATTATATTTAACCATTGTTCCGGGAACCGCACATTGCCGTATGACCTCCATCGTACCGTAGTGCTGGTGTTTCATTTTTCAGTCCTTCTGTTGTAATTCACTGACCCTTATTTCAAGCCAGTCAGCCACATCGCGGTGGTCGAAGTAATCAAGAAAGCTGTCGAGTTTATTTCTGGTGGAAATCCAGCGGGCTATATTTTTCTCGCCGATGACATCAAGAAGTTCCGGGGTGTCATCAACCGATTCAACCAGTTCAGATAATGAAATACCTTCAATTTCAACACCGACACGATGAATGTTTACGGGTTTAATTGTGGCGTCGGCTCCCTCCAGATAAATACCGATGGTGCTCATGGTCATATCTCCGGTTTAAAAAGGGCGGATACCAGAAAGGAATGAACTGGTACCGCCAAAGACTACACACAGCAATGTCACGGGTTCCACTCGCAACCGGAAGCGCGCTCAACCAGGACGGTGGATTTAACGACAACCTTAGTTAAGTAGCGAACGCGCTTTCGTGTTGTGTGCTCCGTATCGTGGAGCTGACGCCCGTCTTTATCCACATCGGGGCGGTGGTATACTGGAGTTCTCACACAACCAGTAAAAGGGAATCCGTTATGACAACTAAAATAAAAGCATCCACCAATGAACTTGTTGCGATTAAATCTGCTCTTGCTCTTATGCTCTACAAGTTACATAACCCTTACGACGCGTAGTTCATTCTTGACTGTCTGCGCGAGTCCGGTTTCCCGGAGTCCATCGTACTGGCGGATGAAATAGCTAAATTTGCTCCGGCTCCTCCTCCGCGCTTATAGGGCCAGGACGACCAGGGTCATAGTTAATGGTGTAGGTTTTCATCGGATTATAAAGCCGGGTGAAGGCATCGCTGATATTCTGGGCCAGTGCCATTGCTGGTTCGTTTTCACTGGTGTTGGTGGCACACGGCATTTTATCCGCCAGCAGTTGAGCTGCGATGTTCTGGACTGATATCGGTAATTCTCTGAAGTTCATCTCATACCTCACTTAAAAAAAGTTGTCACTGACTACAGGCGCCTCATCAATATCCAGAACACAAACAGCCAGACTCCGTTAATTAAAGAAACAGCCAGCGCAACGGTGGCGAACATATCTGAAAAAGTGAATACCTCTGGCATAAATTCATATATCCATGCTTACACTGAGTCTCATCTTTCCCCTCATCCGCTTAACGCCCGGCGGCGGAACGTTTTCTGAGTAACCACTGTGCCGTGATTGCTGTTGATGGAGTTAATTTAGAATAACCTAATTTTCTAGTCAATAAATTTTATTAGAAAAATCTAAATTTTGTGATAAAAAAATGCATCTCTTTGAAATGACGCATTTTTTACGTGTGTAAAGGATGAGTATGATGTAGGAACTAGCTTTTAGAGCTTCGTTTTCTTGCTTTTAGTAATTCATCAAATAATTTATTAAAATTTTCTACTCTAGCTCTCATTCCTTCAAGTTGTGCCTTTTGTTCTGATTCAGGAAGGGCTTCATAGAGTTTCAAAAGTTCCTTCTGATCATCTCTGAGGTCAGGTGGTGGTGCGATCGGTTCCGCTGGTTGCTTTTCTTCATCACCAAACAGAAGCCAAGTGGGAGAACACTGGAGCGCCTGACTAAGAGAAAATAACCTTTTGCCAGCGGGCTGAGTTTCATCCCTTTCCCATTGCGATATCGTGACGTGAGCTACCTTGACCAGTTTTCCGAGAGCGGCCTGAGATAGTTTAAGTTTTTTACGTCTTGCCAGAAGACGTGCGCCGAAAGTTTCATTCTTCATATTAGGTTATTCTAATTTTTCTTGACTTAGGTTTCTCTACGATCTAGTTTCGGTAGGAAAATCTAAGGAGGTCGTACAATGCGTAAACACGATGCAATCATTTTTTTTGGGAGTAAAACCAAGCTTGCAAGAGCTGCTGGTGTAAGGCTGTCCTCAATTTATGCCTGGGGAGAGCTGGTTCCAGAAGGTCGAGCTATGCGCCTACAGGAAGCCTCCAATGGTTTCTTGCACTACGACAAAAATCTCTATGACCAGTATCGTAAAGCCAGACGTTCTGGAGGGGATGAACAACCATGATCACCCCTGAAACAGCCAGTCAGGCGTTATCGTCATGGCTGGCATATCTACAGATAACCCAGGAAACCGCCACGCAACTGATCACCCGCGCATTCCTGGAGCAACCGGCGAGACCGGAAATAGCGGTTCACCGCATTGAACGCGATGACGGAACGGTGGATTACGACGCATGGCGCCGTAACCGGATAAACATTTTTCAGCGCTGGCGGAAACGGGAAACGGCGGAACACTGCGAGAAATTCTCTGCGCTGATCCCCGCGATTCTGGAGGCGATCCGCAAAAGTGCGCCGGAACTGCATAAACGAATAACGGCAGGGCAGAGCATTGAATATCTGCTTTCACAGCTTTTAAAAAAACCGCAGTGGCAAGCGCGGTACTTCTTGGCGCGCCGCTGGCGGATTTTGAGCGGGAGTGTGACGAGGCCATATATGCGTTACAGGCGTTACGTAGCGGTTATCGCCAGCAGTACCAGAGACATGACCAGTGAGTAATTTTTATATATTCGGATCGCCCTGTAAGGGCGTGGTGAGGTTTTATGCGTGATTACGGAAAGGTGAATTCATCCTTCTGGACCAGCGAAAGCATACGCTCGCTTTCCGATGATGGCCGGATGCTCTCGTTATATCTGTTAACCAGTCCCCACGCCAATATGACCGGCTGTTTCCGTCTCCCCGACGGGTACGTTTGTGAGGATTTGCAATGGGATAAAAATAGGGTATCAGAAGGGTTTGAAGAATTATCCCGTAATGGTTTTGCCATACGGGATAAAGCTACCCGATGGGTGTTAATTCCCGGTTATCTGGAATGGAATGGTTTTGAAAACCCGAATGTAGCCATTGCAGCGTTGAAATTATTCCGTGATGTACCGGATAAAATAGCCATTAAGTCACTGTTAGCTGATGGTATGAGGCAGGCTATATCAAGGTTTGAACCGGGTAAATTAAACGGTTTCGAAAGGGTTCTTGAAGGGTTTCAAACGGTCGTTGGGACTCCAGAGCCAGAGCCAGAACCAGAACCAGAACCAGAACCAGAACCAATCTCTCCTGGTTCATCGCCGAAAAAAAACGATGAACCAGACGGGAGTTATCCGGCTGAGTTTGAACTGGTCTGGCAGGAATATCCGAAGCGGGCAGGTGCCAATCCGAAAAAATCTGCATTCAAAGCCTGGAATGCCCGACGACGGGAGGGCGTCCTCCCCGGCGACATGCTCGACGGTGTCCGGCGCTACGTGGCGTATCTCGATAGTACGCACAAGGCTGGTTCTGAATTCGTGCAACAGGCAGCGACATTTTTCGGGCCGGACAGGCATTTTGAAAATCACTGGGATATTCCTGTGAGGGGCGGTAGCGGTATGCCTGGTATCCCGGTTTCGCCGCCGGATAAAACCATTCCACCGGGTTTCAGGGGGTGACAGACCATGAAAAATATCGCAGATAGCGGGATTCTGGCCCGTATCAGGAAACTGGCGCCACAGTCTGCCGAACGCGCAGCGCCGTTCCGGACGCCGGAGGAGTGGCGGGAATGGCAACTCGCCGAAGGGCGCAGGAGTTGCGAGGAGATTGACCGTCAGAACCGTCAGGCGAGGGCAGAAAAAATCTTCGGTCGGGCCGGGATTCAACGGCTGCATCGCGGATGCTCGTTCGCAAATTACCGGATACAGAACGACGGCCAGCGCCATGCGCTCAGTCAGGCTAAATCCATTGCCGGTGAACTGGATACTGGCTGCACGAACTTCGTGTTCAGCGGGAATCCCGGTACCGGAAAAAATCATCTGGCCGCCGCCATTGGCAATCGTCTGATGAATGCCGGACGCAGTGTGATTGTTATCACCGTAGCCGATGTGATGAGTGCGCTTCATGCCAGCTACGATGACGGGAAATCCGGTGAGAAATTCCTGCGGGAATTGTGCGGGGTTGATCTGCTGATCCTCGATGAGGTTGGCGTGCAACGTGAGACCAGAAACGAACAGGTAACGCTGAACCAGATTATCGATCGCCGGACGGCATCCCTGCGCAGCGTCGGAATGCTGACAAACCTTAACCATGAAGCACTGTCGAAGCTGGCTGGTCAGCGTGTAATGGACAGAATGACCATGAATGGCGGGCGGTGGGTGAATTTTGACTGGGGGAGCTGGCGCCCGAACGTCAGCTATCTCAGGACGGTGAAATAATTTTCGGAGGGTTTTCATGGGCAGAAATTACACACCGGCGCAGAAAGCTGAAATACAGAAGCGCCTGACGGAACTGGTGCGAACACATGGTCGGATGACGTTTGGAGAACTGCGGAAGATAACAGGGTTAACCATTTTTACAGCCCGTCACTACCTGGAAAAGGCGGAAAGTTGTGGGGATCTGTATCAGGCCGGGAGAAACGGTATTTTCCCTTCGGAACAGGCTTTCCGGCTTTGGAAGCAGAAACGTGAAGATGTCAGGATTACCGCTTTCTGAAAACGCCGGAAGGTGTGGTGAGTTCCTACGACCGGACCAGAAACGTTATCTGTACGGAGTGCCGGAACAGCGTGACGATGCAAAGGGTACTGGCATTTTATCGGGGAAATCACCGGGAGGCGAAATCTGCATGAAAATCGAATACCAGGAAGGAGGAGCTGAGTCCCGTCTGGTTATCACCAGTGGTTTTCTTTGGTGGAGAAAACATATCCATCTGGTTGATGAAATTTTGTTGCGTGCGCCGCAACTGCGGGCGGTGAGTGAGGGATTTTTTATCGTGACGACGACCGTCAGTGGATTTACAGCGGATGTGCTACGGGCGGAAATGATTGTTGAAGGTATGGGGTACAAGGTGATGAACGCCGAAATGATGCATAACAGTTGCGTGGAGGCTGATAAATAGCTGGCGTAACACAAAACGTTGAGTACAATTGCTGCGGGTGCTTGAGGCTGTTTGCCTGGAGCATTCGTGAAAGGCAGACAGAGAAAAGCCCCAGTTAACATTCGGCGTCTTGCAGGACGCTTAACATTAAACTGAGGCCACATCTATGCTCTACACACGTAGATTAGCCTCTTACGGACCGAAAGGTCAAGGAGAAGCAGGCTATGAAGCAGCAAAAGGCGATGTTAATCGCCCTGATCGTCATCTGTATCACCGTTGTAATGGCGGTGCTGGTAACGAGGAAAGACCTCTGCGAGGTACGCATCCGAACCGGTCAGACGGAGGTCGCTGTCTTCACGGCTTACGAATCTGAGGAGTAAGAGACCCGGCGGGGAGAAATCCCCGCCACCTCTGATGTGTCAGGTATTCTCAACGCACCCGCACTTAACCCGCTCCGGCGGGTTTTTTAATGTCCGGGAAATGCACGTATCAAAAAATAATCAGTTATCAGATTATAAATAGAACACAGAGAAAATGTCATTGTAAATGGTCAAAAAATAGGCAAATTTATTAATAATGATTATTAATAGCCTCCTATATATTGATGGTGGTTTTTTTCATAACAACCAGCAGGAGGTGTTTAATGCAAATTCCTGATGATTTAATTCCAGGGTTATTGACCCATACCGGGCCAGTGCTTATTTATCTGATAAACGGGAAAGCTCAGCGGGGGTTTTTGTTGCGTGAAAATGAGTTTGTCACTTCATGGCAGGAGCTACAGGAAGCCGGAAAGCTGGCTGGTTTTCCGTTTTCTAATGTAAGTAGAGTTCAGTTATAATCATTGCCCAGGTCTGAACAGCCTACTGGGTAATTCTGTGCCATCGGAGAGAACGATGGCGCATTTAAAACTGGTCAAGCAAACCTCATCAGGATTTCTGCTCCCGGCGACGCCGGAGAGTGGGGATTTCCTGTATCCGGCGTTTAACCTCTGTGGAGGTTGCGCGTGAGCATAAAATTTTATCTCCGCGATGATCGTATTCGTCGCAATCTTATCGACTACATCAACAGCCAGCCTGTGAATGCTGATTTTCCGCTTGTCGTCAGCTTTTCAGACCCGAAGCGCACCCTTCCTCAAAATTCACTGTTTCACGCCATCTGCGGCGATCTGGCTAATACCCGTGTGCAGTGGGCCGGTTCATCCTGGTCCGTACCATCGTGGAAGGCAATTCTGGTGTCCGGTCACTCTGTTGCAACAGGTGGACAGGGAAAGGTGATTGCAGGTCTGGAAGGCGAACTGGTGCCAATTCGTGAAAGTACCGCCGCGATGGGAATGAAGCGTATGAACAGTCTGATTGAGTACAGCCAGGCGTTTGCGGCATCTCAGGGTATCCAGTTACGCGAGGTTCGCTATAGCGGGGATTATTTCGGGCGGCTGGTATGAGAAAAACATGGTTCCTACACCCGAACTGTACCACCGAAGAGGCGGATGAGCTGGTGAAGCAGTACCGACGCAGGGGGGTAAAGACGGAGCGCAGCCTGAATCATGACTGTATTCACTGGACGGTAAGCGCCCTGTTACCGGAGTTCGGGCATGTGCCAGTACGGAGGCGTGCGTGCTCTTATCTGAAATGAAAACTTACCGCAGTAAAAAATGGCTGGCAGCCGTCGGGCAGATTGAGCAGTGCGTGCTGTGTGGTCGGTGGGGAACGCAGGTCGCGCACATGAATGAAGGCAAAGGCATGGGAATGAAAACGGATGACTGCGCCACGGCGGCTATTTGTCAGGAATGCCATCATGAAATCGATAACGGCAGTCACCTGAGCAGGGAAGAACGCCGGTGTCTGATGAACAGGGCGATCGTACTGACAGTGATTAAACTTGTACGCATGGGAAAGGTGGTACCGAAATGATTTATCCAACCAGTACCGGAAAACCGGGCGAATATTTTCGACTGAATACACTGGAAAGCGTGTGGATTCAGGGAAAACTCCGTATGTGGGGACGATGGTCATACATCGGCAGCGGTAAACCCGGCAATATGTTTAACCAGTTGCTCGCCTCCAGAAAACTGACAAAAACAGCCATCAATGAGGCTTTACGCCGTCTGAAAAAATCAGGAACAAGCAAGCCAGAGCTGGAGGCTTTTCTTCGTGAAATGATGAACGGGAAACAAAAAAGCTGGCTGGCGCATTGTACTGATTCCGAGGCAATGTTGATTGACCGCGTCATTGGTACTGTATTAGCTGAGTATCCGGCGCTGAAAAAGTTGATTCACCAGCGTTACGAAGGGCGGGGAATGAGTAAGCGCAAAATGGCAGAGCGATTGCAGGACGTTAATCCGGAATGGTGTTTTAGCACATGTGAGAAGCGTATCGCTCATTGGCTGAAGATTGCGGAATATATGCTATATCGCCCAATACATGATGCATTTTGTTATACGTAAAAAAGAATTGCTTTTTTACGTATAAACTGCTTCAATTCCGGTACGCTTCGCAAAGCTGTATCGCGAGGCGAATAACAGACATGAACACAAAGAGAACCCGCCATTGAGCGGGTTTTTGCGTTTCCGTATATACGCTACAGGTGCAGGTTAAAGAGAGGTCGATTATCATGTTAATCCCCTTCAGTAATTGTATGGTGGCAGGCATGGAAACGACATTTAGTGAGCTGAAAGCAAAGCATCTGAAGTTACTCGAAACTCAATGGCAATTGCGTGAAAAGTTGCAGGATAAAGCCGGGGAGCTTCTGCGGGAGTACGCGGAGTCTTTGTCCCTTCCGGCAGATACCTGGACGGATTCTCTGGGTAAAATACATCCCTATGTTGATATCGGAACATGGTCCGGACCAGGGAAATTTGAACCTGTTCCCCTGGCTCGTCTGCAAATGGATGACAACTACAGTCTTAACTTTGTTATTGCCACAACCCTGGATGACACCCCGATGACGGGAGGTTATCGTCATGGGGTGAATGTAACTCTCCGGTATGAAAAATATCAGCTTTATGCCAGTGTGGGATCAGGAGATGATGCCGTAATTATTCCGGTATCGTCGAAACCAGGAGGGTTCTTTGAGGTCTGTGCGGCAATAAAACAACTAATCAACATTGCTATTGAAAGAGCAACGCCTGCCGGAATACCGGTTGAATAACGTTATACCACTGCCACGTAGCGGGGATTGGCTCCCGCACCCATCACAAGGCTGCGCTATTGCGTGGCCTTTTCTTTTTCCACTTACCCGACATCCGGGTAGTCCATTTCCCGGACAGGGGAAGTTATGACAATGGATAAACATACGACATGGCTGGCCTACATCTGGGCATTAATCAGCGGCATATGCGCCCAGTGGACGTTAAACGACTATGGCGCGCTGATAGGTATTGTTCTGGGTATTGGTACGTTTCTGGTTAATAAGCATTACAAAAAGAAATCAGAACAGGCTCAGGCAAGGCAGGCTGCCGCGATGGAAGAGCGTAACAGGCTAATCGCCCGGATTCTGGAAAAAAACGACCATGACAGCACGTTAAAGATGCTGGCGGTATCTGAAATGCCGGAGGGCAGTAATGGCGCTCAGGACAAAAGTTAAATACGGTCTTTCCGCCGCCATGCTGGCGCTGATTGCCGCCGGTGCCAGCGCACCGCAACTACTCGACCAGTTTTTGCAGGAGCGGGAAGGAAATACGCTGGTGGCCGTTCGTGATAACGGCGGCGTCTGGTCAGTATGCCGTGGCGTGACCCGTATCGATGGTAAACCCGTCGTGAAAGGCCAGCGACTGACACAAAGCCAGTGCGACCATTACAACGCCATCGAGCGGGATAAAGCGCTGGCATGGGTAAATAAACATGTTCATATACCGCTGACCGAACCGCAGAAAACCGGTATTGCGTCGTTCTGTCCGTATAACATCGGTCCCGGTAAATGTTTTCCGTCCACGTTTTACCGGAAGCTCAACGCAGGAGATCGTAAGGGAGCGTGTGCAGAAATCCGCCGTTGGGTATATGACGGCGGCAAAGACTGCCACAACAGGGAAAATCAGTGTTACGGCCAGGTGATACGACGCGACCAGGAATCGGCGCTGGCGTGCTGGGGTATTGAACAATAAATTGTTGTCAGCGGAATAATTCACCAAAAAATGACATGGCGCCACAAGGGCGGATAACACAAAATCTGCCGATTTCTGATTTACGAAGGATATAAAAGCGAAAACCCCGATTGCTGCAAACAGTCGGGGTTTTCTGTTTCTGCACCTTGATGAAGGCAAGGGAGAACCTGTGATTGATATTAGCAAACTGATTAGGGAGTTGCGACTAATGATTGAGCAATTACCAAACTGGAAATTTGTCCTGATCTGGCTGGTACTGTTTGTCGCCGCTATTGGCTATCTGATAGGACAAATCCGTTGGTGGTGACATGAATCGTATAACCACCGGCGTAATAGTCTCGTTGCTGATAGTGATCGCAGCGCTGGCATGGGCCACTGACCACTACCACGGTAACGCGGTGAAGTACAAAGAGCAGCGCGACACCGTTACTCATAAGCTGGCGCTGGCGAACGCGACAATTACTGACATGACGAAGCGCCAGCGTGACGTCGCCGCCCTCGATGCAAAATACACGAAGGAATTAGCTGATGCACAGACCAGGAATACTGATTTGCAGCGCCGCCTTGCTGCTGGTGGCCGGGTGCGCGTCGAAGGGCGATGTTCAGTGCCCACCCAGACCGAAACCACCAGCGCCAGCCGCGTGGGCAATGCTGCCACCGTCGAACTCTCCCCAGTTGCTGGACAAAACGTTCTCGATATCCGCGCCGGAATTATCAGAGACCAGGAAAAACTGAAGTATTTGCAGGATTACATCCGGACGCAGTGCAAATGAAAAATTCCCGCAGGACGGTTACGGTTCCGGCCTGCGGGGTGTCATAAAGAGCACAAAAATGTCTTATAAGGGGATATACGGACGTATGTCACATACCATGGTACTGAAGAAAAAGACCTCATGTATCAACGCAACGTAACCAGACGCTAAAAACTGGTACACCTCATGAAAATAACCCAGTGGCTGAAAAGCCTTATCCATACGGAGCAAAGAGAAATGCCGGATATGAAAGATATCGTCACCGACGACATGGTGAAAAACGCCCTCAAATCAGATGCCGTTACCATCGCAGTTAAAACGCAGATTAAATCCACACTGGATCAGCAGATTGACGCCGCTGTCGATACCGCATTGACCGATATCCTCGGTAGTGATGCTGATAATACGGTTACGCAGTAGGTGAGATCAGGCATTACAGCAGCTCTTCGTGAAGGGCTGCGATAATGGTTAATCACAGGGAACATAATCATGGCAAAACCGGACTGGGAGGCCATCGAGACGGCATACCGGGCCGGAGTGATGTCCCTCCGTGAAATTGCGTCACATCATGGTATTAGTGAAGGTGCTATCCGCAAGCGCGCAAAGCGTGATGACTGGTCCCGTGATCTTAACGCCAGGATCCAGCAAAAGGCTGACGATCTGGTACGCAAACAGGAAGTACGCAAAACGGTACGCACCAAAACTGAACTGACAGAACGCGTACTGATAGAAGCCACAGCGGAGGTAATAGCCTCGGTACGCATGGAGCACCGGGGCGATATCCGCCGGGCCCGGGAACTCACAAACACGCTTTTTGATGAACTTGGTGCGCAGTGTGCTGATGTGGGGGCGCTGGAGCAGCTGGGTGACATCATGTTCGATCCTGACGATAAAGGCCGTGACCGGCTCAATGAAACTTATCAAAAAGTCATCAGTCTGCCTTCCCGTGTGAAATCTCTGAAAGACCTGAGCGACAGCCTGAAAACGTTGATCGGCCTGGAGAGAGAAGCATGGAGTATAGGTGCTGTCAGTGAACCAGAAAAAACGCCTCTACCAGGAAAAAATACTGATCTGACAACTGATCAGGCAGCGGAATTGTACAAAAAAATGATGAGTTGATTATGCCTTTACCATTCCCCTTTGACTTTAAAAATCCTGATTATATTCAGGTTTTCGAATGGCGAATGGAGCGTCTGCAACGTATCAGGAAGGCTCCCGAAACTCTCCCTGCTCTCAGGCAGTTTTACCGTACAAACCCGGCGCAGTTCATCATCGACTGGGGCATGACGACTGACCCGCGCAATCTCGATTATGGTCTTCCGGTCACCATCCCTTTTTTGCTGTTTCCACGGCAGGAGGAATGGATCGACTGGATTATGGAACGCTCGCGTAACCATGAGAATGGTCTGACTGAAAAAAGCCGCGAAATGGGGTTAAGCTGGACATCTGTCGGTCTGGCCAGTGCGTTATGTCTGTTTAACCGTGAAATGGTTATAGGGTTTGGTTCCCGTAAAGAGGAGTATGTCGACAGCACGGTTGATCCAAAAGCGCTGTTCTGGAAAGTACGCAAATTTATAGCAACTCTTCCTGCTGAGTTTCGGGGTGGCTGGGACGAGAGAAAGCATTCACGTTTTATGAGTGTGGAGTTTCCTGACACAGGCGCGGTAATTAAAGGAGAGGCTGGCGACAATATCGGTCGTGGCGACCGTACGACCCTTTATTTTGTGGATGAAGCTGCTTTTCTCCAGCGACCATTACTTATTGATGCCGCACTTTCCCAGACAACTCGTTGCCGTATCGATCTCTCATCGGTTAACGGCATGAACAACCCCTTCGCGCAGAAGCGGCACAGCGGAAAAATCCCTGTGTTTACGTTTCACTGGCGTAGCGACCCGCGTAAAGACGATGAGTGGTACCACAAGGAGTGCGAGAAAATTGATAACCCGATCATCGTTGCTCAGGAGCTGGATCTTAATTACCAGGCATCGGCAGAGGGTATCCTGATCCCATCAGAATGGGTACAGGCTGCGGTTGACGCACATATCAAACTGGGGATTCAGCCCAGCGGTCAACGGCTCGGTGCAATGGATGTCGCCGACGAGGGGCGGGATAAAAACGCCTGTTCCCTTCGTTACGGCTTCCTGTTGAGTGATGTCCAGGAATGGTCGGGTAAGGGTAGTGACATCTATGACTCCGTGGTTAAGGTCTTCGGCCTGTGCGATGACTTTGGCGCCGATGAGTTCCGTTTTGACGAGGACGGGTTAGGCGCTGGCGTTCGTGGTGATGCACGCGCTATCAACGAACTGCGGGAAGCTGAGGGTACAGATCAAATTACTGCCACACCATTCCGGGGGAGTGGAAGCGTTTTTTATCCTGAAAATGAAGCTGTTCCCGGTGATAACGGCAAAACGGCACGTCTGAATAAGGACTTTTTCGCCAATGCCAAAGCTCAGGGCTGGTGGCATCTTCGCAAATTATTCCGCAATACATTTCGTGCGCTAAAGGGCATGGAGTATGACCCGGATGAGATTATTTCCATCAGCAGCACGATGGAAAATAAAGACAGGCTTTTGATGGAACTGTCACAACCCACCTGGTCGAAAAATGCCGTCGGAAAAATTCTTGTTGATAAGCAACCTGACGGGACGAAATCTCCCAACCTGGCAGACTCAGTGATGATTGCTTATGCCCCGATGGAGATGCCGATTGTAATTTCTGACGATTTTCTGGAGCTGATCTGATGTGGACTTTTAAACGTAAAAAAACGGTGGCACCGCCAGAAAGTCCGCCTGAACCACAACCAATGGTAATAAGTGATGAAGCGATTGCTTCAGTGGCATCAAAGCCGCGACGTGAGTTTGTACGGTATGAGCCCCCGGCGGGGGTCATACCCGATGGTATACGTAACGCCGTTCTGGCGATGGACTCGACCCCCTACGATACGCTGAACCGCCAGTATCCGGATTTTGTGTATGGAGGATTTCCGGGTTATCCGTACCTTGCCATGCAGGCTCAGTTACCGGAATACCGGCGCATGGTCAGTGTGATTGCCGAGGAGATGACCCGCAAATGGATAAAGGTTAAGGCGGTCGGGGAAGGAGACGACAGCCGCGCGCCGCGCATAGCGCAGCTTATTGATGCACTGGAGCGCTATAACGTACAGGACGCTTTCAGACTGGCGGTTGAGCACGACGGCTTTTTCGGACGCGGGCAGATTTATATCGATGTGCGTTCGCCATCGGGGATGTCAGCCTGGACTGACCCGGCGGAGCTGGAGTCCAGGCTGTTTATTTCCGACAAAAAAATCCCGAAAGGTTCTCTGCTGGGGCTTCGTGTTATTGAACCCGCCTGGACGTATCCGGGGATGTATAACGCGGATAATCCGCTGAGTGATGATTTTTATCGACCGTCCGAATGGTACGTAATGGGAAAAACGGTTCACGCCAGCCGCATGATTGATCTGATTTCCCGCCCGGTTCCGGACATGCTGAAGCCGGCCTATAACTTTGGCGGCCTGTCACTGGTTCAGATTGCCGAACCTTACGTCAACAACTGGCTGCGTACACGCGACAGCGTGGGCGATATGCTGCATTCGTTTTCGCTGAGCGGGATCATGACGGACATGAGCCAGGCGTTAACGGGGAAAAGGGACCCGAATTACGCAAAACGCGCGGAGCTGTTTAACCGTACCCGTGATAACCGCGGGTTGTTGATGCTGGACAAGCAGAAAGAAGAGTTTTTCCAGTTCAACACCCCTCTGAGCGGCCTCGACACCCTTCAGGCGCAGGCACAGGAACACATGTTCTTTGTCAGTGCCATACCGTCAGTAAAGTTCGCCGGGCTGAGTCCTACGGGACTGAACGCGTCGAGTGAGGGGGAAATCCGTGTGTTTTACGACACCATCGCTGCACTTGCCACTCGCCTTCTGAAGAAACCGCTGAAAAAGGTACTGGATATTATTCAGTTGTCTGAGTTCGGCGATATCGATCCTGATATCACTTTTGAATTTGAACCCCTGCATGAACTGACGCGCGAGCAACTGGCGAATATCCGTAAAACTGAAGCGGAAACAGATCAGATTTACGAGAGCGCCGGAGCGGTGACCAATAACGAGGTACGAGAACGGCTGGCTACTACACCGGACAGCCCGTACAGCGGTATTGACCTGAGCGGAGAAATCGAAATTGACGACACCGAAGAAAATCCGCCGCAAGACCCGAACGCAGACCCTGAGACGGATTTCACCCAACGCGGGGATTGAGGCCTGGTACCGCAGACAACTGGATAATGCCGTCAGTGAGATGCACAACAGCGTACTTTACTGGCTGCGGGCTGAGTACCGTAAAACAGACCTCGCGCAGGATGCGTCCCCCGTTAACCTGATGCGTGGTGCCATGCAACAACTTGCCAGGCGCTGGCAGAAAAAGTTTGACGAAATGGCCCTGCGGCTGGCGAGGCGGTTTGCCGGTGATGTCCTGAAAAACAGCGATGCGTCACTGTCCACTGCGCTCCGTGATGCCGGGTTTACGGTTCCTTTCCGTATGACTGCGGAGATGAACACCGCACTTCAGGCCAGCATCACGGAGAATGTGAACCTCATTCGCTCCATCCCGCAGCAACATCTCACCCAGGTGGAAACACTGGTCATGCAGTCTGTTGGCCGGGGGCGTGACCTGAAAACTCTGACCGATGAACTGGAAAAACGCTACGGCATCACACGACGGCGCGCGGCGCTGATTGCCCGCGACCAGAACAATAAAGCGACCTCGGTAATGCAGTCGGCCAGACAACGCTCGGTGGGCATCACTGAAGGTATCTGGCGGCATTCCCGCGCGGGTAAAACATGGCGCCCGTCGCATGTGAAGGCGAACGGTAAACGGTTTGATCTGCGAAAGGGGATGTTTCTGGATGGTAAGTGGGTACTGCCGGGCGAAGAAATCAACTGCAAGTGCGGCTGGGAGGCCGTTATTCCCGGACTGGAGAAAAGATGATTATTACCGAAATGCTGGCGTTTGACCGGGCATCGGTAAGGCAGTTCGATAAAGTAGGTCGCCTCCAGATTGAGCGCAGTAATCTCAGCAAGGCGAACGTCTGCGGTTATTTCGGGCATGAAATACCGGGAGCGGAAGCGCTGGGACTCGACCCTCAAAAACTTTATCAGCTTTACCGTGACCCCGATGAACTGCGCAAGGCAGTTTCAACCTTCAACAATATTCCCGTCCTGTGCCGACACAAACCCGATTATCCGGGCGCGCCAGCGCGCGAGTACCGGGTGGGGACGACTCATGCCAACAGCGAGTTTGACGGTACCTATCTGGTTAACGGCATGTCCATCTGGGACAACTCCGCCATCGCGGGGATAGAAACGGATGAACAACGGGAAATCTCATCGTCATATGCCTATGTGGCAGATATGACGCCGGGAACCACCCCCGACGGTGAACCGTATGACGGCGTTATGCGGAATATCGTGGGAAATCATGTGGCGCTGGTCGGCGATGGCCGGGCGGGGCCGGACTGTCTTGTTATGGACTCTCTCCCTCAGGAGCTAAAACGCATGAAACTGAGTAAAAAAGAAGTGGCGGTGCTTACCGCGCTGGGAACCTATCTTGCGCCGCGTCTGGCACAGGATGCAGCTCCCAGGGATTTGTTACGCCTGATGGCGCAGCATAAGCGCCCGGCAGCTATCGCCAGCGCGGTAAAAACTGCTTACAGCGAACGGCTGGCACAGGATATGGATATTGAACCGGCGGAGCTGGCGCAACTGATGGAATCAGCAGAAGCCGTGCCGGAGCTGGCCGGGGACGATGATACCGGGTTAACTGACGAGCCGAAGGCATTTGATACCGACAGCCCGATGGAAAGTGTACTGGCGTTGCTGTCCGGCAAAGTTCCTGATGATGTGCTGGAAAAAATTAAATCCGCACTGGCTCCGGCAACTGACGAAGACCCCGAAATAAAAGAGGCTGATGTAAAACCCGACGATGTGAAAGTCGATAAACCCGCGATGGATGCGGCAATCAGGCTGGCAACTGACCAGGCAACGAAACGGGCTGCTGAAAATTTCCGCGCCGTTCGTGTGGCTGAAACCGAGGTGCGGCCGCTGATTGGCGATGTGGTGGCGATGGACTGCGCCGAAGAGGTTTACCGTACCGCGCTGGAACAGACGGGGATCGATATCCAGGGCATTCACCCCAGCGCGTACCGCAGCATGGTGAAGTTTGCCGTTGAGCAGAAACAGACGGCTAAAGGTCCGCGTGTTGCGATGGACCAGGCCAGCGCATCGACGTTTGCAGCCGATTTCCCCGGTGCAAAACTGAAACGAGGTTACTGATATGAATACTTTTCAGACACACATGAACCAGTACCCGGCACCGGGGATCCCGGGGGCATTTGCCAGTGATAACCCTCACGCCTCGTATGTGGCGGGAGAAGGTGAGCTGATTACCGGCCCTGACGGACTGGTTATTGCCCGGTTTGCCTGGGTAACCAAAGGCGTTGCCGCCAATGAGGGAACCGGTGCGCCGGCGGGTTTTGTTCCGCGCGACGGGCAGGCTTCTGTTGTGGAATGGCTGGCTGGCGACTCGAACACTATTTACCCGGGACGTGAATGTACCCTGATGGTATCGGGGGACTTCTGGGCGCTGACCACCACCGCTGCGACGGTCGGGCAGAAAGTTTTTGCCTCCCTGACCACCGGGGAGATAGCCACAGGGGCGGCAGGCACCACGATGGCGGGTTTTGTCGAAACCGGGTTTTCCGTTGCCAGCGCTGCGGCGGCGAAAGAAGTTATTAAGATCAGCACCTGGAGCAAATGATGAATAAATTTAAACAGCATTATGCGACGGTAAGCCGCGACTACGGGATTATCCTTCCCGGTGCGCAGGCTTATTTGCCCCCGGAATACGCCGCCGATTACGGACTGGCGATGGACGCGCAGCCTGCGCTGGTTACCGCGGCTAACAGTGGCATCCCTGCATATTTCACCAATTACGTTGAGCCAGAACTGATCCGCGTGCTGGTGACGCCGATGAAAGCCTCTCAGATTCTGGGCGAAACCAAAAAAGGTGACTGGACGACACTGTCGGCACAGTTCCCGATTGCAGAATCTGCCGGGGAGGTGAGTTCCTACGGGGATTACAGCAACAACGGTATTGTGACGTCTAACGTCAACTGGGTACCGCGCCAGAGCTATCACTTCCAGACGTTTACCCGCTGGGGCGAGCGAGAGCTGGATATGTACGGCGCAGCCCGTATTGGCTGGGCGGCAGAGCTGAACGTGGCATCGGCACTGACGCTGAATAAGTTCCAGAATAAGTCCTACTTCTATGGTATTGCCGGACTGGCGAACTACGGTTTGCTGAATGACCCGTCGTTATCCGCACCGATAACCCCGGATACCGTGGACGGTAAGCTCAAGTGGGACGACAAGGACGGACAGGGCGTGTATGACGATGTCGTGAAGCTCTTTAAACAACTGGTGAAACAGACTAACGGCCATATTGAGCGTACCGACAAAATGAAGCTGTGCATGTCGCCGCTGGCGGAGGTGAACCTCACCAAGACTAACCAGTACAAGGTTAACGTGTCCGATCTGCTGGCGAAAAACTTCCCGGCGATGACCATTGAAACGGCGGTTGAATACACCTCTGACGCTGGCGAGCTGGTACAGCTTATCGCGGAGCGTCTGGGGGAACAGGATACAGGCTATTGCTCTTTCACTGAAAAAATGCGCGCCCATGCGGTAGTGACTGAATCATCTGCCTGGAAACAAAAAAAATCTGCCGGTACCTGGGGGGCGATTATTCGCCAGCCGCTGGCGTATGCACAAATGCTGGGGGTGTGAGTCATGGCTGAAATGGTAACAGTGGGCTGCAAATTGCCGAACGGTCTGATGCTGGAAGTGGGACCGAAACAGGTACAGGTAGCAGGCTGGCGGAATAACGCCGTTAAAATCGTTGGGGGTTATGGCCTGACGCAGGTTGAAAAGGCGTTCTGGGAAGCCTGGCTGGCGGAGCACGGCCAGCAACCATATGTGAAAAACGGCGTTATTTTTGCGCAGGACAAGGCGAACAGCGCTGCCGCGCAGGCTACGGAGCAGAAAACCGTGAAATCCGGCCTTGAACCGCTGCCGCAGAAAAATCCGGCTCCGGGCATTAACCGCGATGATGAAGTGATGGACAAACCTCAGGAGTAAAACGGTATGGGTACGGTAACGTTTGACTGGCAGGCATTTTCGGCCCTTTACCCGGAGTTTTCCGCTGTTGGTCAGGTTTCCGCAGCCGCCATGTTTGGTAAAGCGACCACGTTATACCTGGATAATACGGACGACAGTCCGGTTACCGACCTGAACGAGCGGGAACAGCTTTTGTTCCTGCTGGTTGCGCATCTGTGCTCGTTACGGGGACTGGGGAGCGGGAAAGATGGACAGGCCGGACTGGTGGGACGTATCACCAGTGCGTCGCAGGGTTCAGTTTCCGTCTCCGTGGACAATAGCGGCAGTAACGATGCGTCGTGGTGGTATCTCCAGACACCTTACGGCGCTGATTACTGGCAGGCGACGGCGCCGTACCGTTCAATGGAGTATGTACCGGGCGGTTCACCTTCGCGTTATCCGGGGCATTATTACCGGGGATACGGGAGGGGGCGTCGATGGTAAACAAAGTTACGGGCGGCAGACAGTTCCGACAGAAGCTGAAACAGGCCGCAGATAACCTTAAATCGGGCAAAAGCCTCAAAGTGGGTTTTCTTGAAGGGGCAACCTACCCCGACGGTACGCCGGTGGCGTATATCGCCGCCATTAACGAGTTTGGCGGTAGTGCGATTATACCCGCTCGCGAGCAGACGCTTCACTTTCGCTATAACGAAAAAACGGGAGAAATCGGGCACCGCTTTGTCAAAGCCGGTAAGGGTAATTTTGCTCAGGATGTGGTTATTCCTGAGCACACGGTCACCATTCCACCCCGTCCTTTCTTCCGTAAGATGATCGAGCATAAAAGCCCCGAATGGGGCGAAAAAATGGCGACGCTTTTACGGGCGAATGATTTTGATACCGCGACCGCGCTGGTGTACATGGGGGAGCATATCAAAGGGCAGTTGCAGATGTTTATTCGCGACTGGAAAAGGCCGCCCAACGCCGCATCCACTGTCCGGCAAAAGGGCTTTAACAACCCGCTTATTGAAACCGGTCATATGGTGAACAGTGTCGATTATTCTGTTGACGGGGGCAAAAAATGAACCTCCACGGTATTGTTTCCGGCGCGGTACGCCGGGTAAATCCTTATACGGACGCGCTGGTTTATCGCTCGCGCGGGAGTACACAGCAGGCGAACTATTCCCGCGTGCCTGCGTATGATGATCCGGTTCCCGTCAGGGTACAAAAACAGGCCGTCACCCAGGCAGATTTACGCCATCTCGACAACCTGAACCAGCAGGGCGTTTTCGCCACACTGTACACCGACGGCAATTGGTGCGGGATTAACCGTACCCGGCAGCAGGGCGGCGATAAATTTGTCATTGGCGATGAAACGTGGCTTGTGGTTGAAGTGCCGGAAATCTGGCCGGACTGGACGAGGGTTATTGTATGTCTTCAGGTGTGACCCTCTCCGTTACGGAAAGCGATCTTTATCAGGCCCTCGGTGATTATCTCCGGGGGCTTTTTTCTGATGCCGGAATTGAACGAACACAGCAGAACCTGGTTCCGATGCCTCAGGGGGACTTCATTACCATGACAGGTATTGATGTTACCGGATTATCCACTGCGGTAGTGACATATTCTGCGCCGGAACAGGCCGGTGAAGGCTCTCAGCATATCACCCGTACCACAAAATGGCGTTGCCAGCTTGATTTCTACGGGCCTCATGCGGCGGATAACGCGCAGGCGCTGGCAACGCTTTTCCGGTCTGAATTTTCCGTGCAGCTTTTCCGGCAGACAGGTGGGCTGATTTCCCCGCTATATTGCTCAGATCCCCTTAATACCACGTTCGTCAACGGCCAGCAGCAGTATGAACCGCGCCGGACGCTTGATATTCAGATGCAGATTAACCCTGTGGTCACAACACCCCTGATGTTTTTTGACAACGTGATCACCCGGACAACGGAGGCTGATAATGCCAATCCCACTCAGTAAAGATGTACAGATAAATCCCGGTGTGCTGGCTGTGGCGGGTAATGCCGTCGATCTTAATGGCCTGTTGCTGACCGGAAATCCACTACTCCCGGTCGGCGGTGTGGTTCCGTTTTCCTCCCCGGATGATGTGGCCGCGTATTTTGGTGCATTATCCGATGAGTACGCACGCGCGCAGCTTTATTTTCAGGGCTTCAAAAATGCCACTAAAACGCCGGGACAATTGTTGTTTTCCCGTTTCAATCTTGCCGCATCGGCGGCCTGGTTACGTAGTGGTTCGTTTAAGGGCGTGACTATTGAACAGCTACAAAAACTTTCCGGTACGCTGACGCTGAGTATTAACGGGAAAAGCGCCAGCGCTGAGGTGAATTTTAACGGTGTCACCAGCTTCTCTGCTGCTGCAACGGCACTACAGACAGCGCTGACCGCGGCGGTGGCAACAGTGGTATTCGATACCACACAGAATGCTTTCGTCATTACTGCCGCCGGGGCGAAACCGGAAAGCACCACGATAACGTTCGGCAGTGGATCAGCTGCGGAACCCCTGAAGATGACCAGTAATACGGGCGCGGTGATATCCCGGGGCGCGCCTGTATCTGATGTACCTGACACGATGGCAGCCATTAAGGACGCTTCCCAGCAATGGGCGGGATTTTCCACAGTATCTGAAGTCACTGACGAGCAACACCTGGCGTTTTCTGCCTGGGCAAACGGGCAGGGCAAGCGTTACTTTTATGTGGCATGGACAACCAGTGGTAAGGCCAAAGTAAAAGGGGATACCAGTCATATCGCGTACCAGATTATCACTGTCAATAATTACAGCGCAGTCGTGCCGGTGTTCGCGTCCGACGGCAACAAAGCGGCGGCGGTGCTGGGATATGCCGCGTGCCTTGATTTTGTCCGACCGGAGGGGCGCGTTCCGTTCAAGTTCCGCGAGTACGAGGGCATGACCGCCGATGTGACCAGCGGCAGCGATTACGACACGCTGATCGCCGCAGGCTATAACTTCTACGGAAAATACGCGGAAAACAGCATCGTGGAAGACTACTGGGCCGACGGCACCATTACCGGCGATTTCGGCTGGCTGGACAGCTTCTGCGGGCAAATCTGGCTGAATGCCAATTTGCAGGGAGCAGTGATCTCGTTATTCAAGTCAAACCAGACTATCCCCTACAACAATGAAGGGCGGGCGCTGGTTGCAGCATCAATGAGTGACGTTATCCAGCAGTACAAACGCTGGGGCGGTATCCGTGAGGGGGTGACACTGACGGAGGCGCAGAAGAAGCAGATCAACAATGTTGTGGGGGAGGATGTTTCTTCAACGTTGTTTGCCACCGGCTACTACCTGTATATCGGCGATATGCTTCCCTCTCTGCGGGCAACCCGTAGCAGCCCGTCCTGTACGCTCTGGTACTGTGACGGCGGCAGTATCCAGAAACTTGTTATTGCATCCACGGAGGTCCAGTAAATGTCAGGTAACAACAACACCATCACTGCGGCGGATGCCATTATCACGCTGACAGTGAATAACCTGTATCCCTCCGGCGTACAACTTCAGGGATTTGCCGCAGATAACGTTTATGGCACCGATTCGCTGGTACTGGCGGAAACCGTCCGCGGTATTGACGGTAAACTGTCTGCGGGATTTGTGTACAGTAACATTATCCAGACGTTACATATCATGCCGGACTCACCCAGCCGGGATATTTTTGATACCTGGTCAACCACATCCCGGACCAGCCGGGCTGTATTCCGTTGTAATGCTGTCGTGCTGCTTCCGGCGATAGGCCGTAAATATACCTGCGTAAATGGCGTACTCAAACAATGGAAAGCGCTGCCTGACGCGGCGCGTACATTGCAGCCAGGACAGGCGGTTATCGAGTGGGAAACTATCACTCCGGAGGTTTTTAACTGATGGCCCGTAAAGAGAAATTTATCACTATTGATGGTCAGGGGCGGGATAACGGCAAGGTATTTCACCTTACCGAAATGTCTGCCTCGCAGGCGGAATGGTGGGCGATGCGCGCCATTATGGCGATGGGGCGTGGCGGCGTGGAGTTACCGGATGATGTTCGCAGTATGGGGATGGCTGCGCTGGCGCTGGAAGGGCTGAAAGCGTTGTCAAAAATCCCGCCGGAAGAAGCCCGTCCACTGCTGGATGAAATGATGGAATGTATACAGTTTGTTCCCGATCCGAAAAATCGTAGTGTACGGCGACCTCTTATTGAAGACGATATAGAGGAAATCACCACCAGGCTTAATTTACGTGCGGAGGTATTCAGACTGCATGTGGATTTTTTCAGTACCGCCGCCAGCTAGATATTCCCCCGCGTTATCTCGGCCCCGACAGACCGTTCGGGGTGGTGGATTACGTTAACGTTCCCCGCACCATTGCGACCGTTATCTCCTCCGGTAAGGCTTCAAAAGCCGAACTGGATTCCGTACTTGGTGTGCAGGATTTATGGGATCTGCTTGAGATTATTCAGGTGGACGCCCATAACGAACGTGTGATGCAGGAGACACAGAATGGCAGCGGTACTTGATGAGCTGGTTCTGGCACTGGATATAGAAAGTAAGGACTTTACCGCCGGGGAACAGGCTGCGCACGCTGCACTGGACCGACTGACCGCCGCAATGGAGCGGGTGGCGAATGTTTTCGATCTGGGGCAAAAACAGGCCAGTAATGCCCTGGCGAAAACAGGCAGTGATGCGGATAAAGCTGCACGTGAGACGGAAGCCGCCGGTGAGCGCACGGGTAAGGCCCTGAAGAAAACAGGCTCTGACGCTGATAAAACTGCCGCGAGTATGGAACAGGCGGGGAAGCGAACCGGTGATGCCATCGCGAATACCGGAAAAAAGGCCGAAAAAACCGCCAAGAGAATGGAGGCAGCAGGTAAACGGGCATCAACGTTTTTTTCCGGCATACGTACTCAGATACTGGCGCTGGCAGGCGTCACCCTGACACTGGGGGGAATTAAAAGCCTGGTCACAGGGTTTGCCGGTGATCTTAACCGGCTGTCGATTTCCTCCGATGCCTTTGGCATGAAAGCGAAACATCTGGACGGCTGGATACGCGCAGGGCAGGCGAATGGCGCTGACGCTGGCGAGATCACCGGGGCGTTTTCCCGGATTACGGATGCAAAAGCCGCATTCAAAGCCGGAAAGTCCTTTGATCCTGTGTTGCAGGATTTGTTTCAGGTTGCAGCCCGTGCGGGTGTCAGTGTTGATTTAAATACTGACAGTACCGAAGTCATCATGCGCAAGCTGGCATCTGCCTTTCCGCGACTGACAAAGTCAGAACAGACAGCCTACGGTAATGCGCTGGGGTTCAGTTATGCCGGGCAGCAGTTTCTTGGCTCAGGCCATGCTCTTCAGGATGTGGATGACTTTACATCCCGTTCGCAGGTCTCCGACGATAAAATCCGGAAAGCCCGCAAATTGCGGGAAGCCCTTGCAGAACTGGACCAGATATGGACAACAATTGGTCTGACTATAGGTACGGCGCTGATGCCGTATGCCACGGAATTCAGCAAATGGCTGGAGAAACTCGGTGACTGGATGCAGCAACATCCGGAGGAAGTGAACAAGTTTATCACCACATTTCTGAATAAAGTTGAGTCAGTGGCCTCCTGGGTGAATAAGGCTGCCGGAGAAATGGGGGGCTGGCAGAATGTCATTATTACGCTGATCGGGCTGAAAGTGGCGTCATGGGTACTGGGGCTGACTAAGGCCCTCAACGGTCCCGGCGGCCTTCTTTTTGCGATAACGGCGCTTTACCCGGTTGTTGACGGGTTAATGACATCCATCGTTGGCAGGAAGAATAAGGACTGGCTGGATTCGCATGGTTTTTTCTGGGCTTCAGACGGGACTTTCTTTTTCAATAAGAAAGAGATGGAGGAATACCAGGCAAAACTGGATGCCGGAGAAAAGCCTGGCAACATCACCCATGCACAATCACCTACAGTATGGCAGCAGGGAATGCTGGATACTCAGGCTTCTCTGGCAACCGGGAGGGGAGCGGCCTCCGGGGCATCCTGGCTACAGGGTATGCGTGCGACGCAGGAAAAACTCGGTAATGCCATGCAAAACCGCCCGCGTCCGACGAAGGCCGGGGAGGCCCTGTTAGGCTGGCTGCAACCGAAACTGTCCCAACTGGAGGCAAAATATAACCTGCCGACCGGACTGCTGCGCAGTGTTGCGATCACCGAATCCGGTGGTAATCAGTTTGCCGTCTCACGCGCTGGTGCGATGGGACTGTTTCAGTTCATGCCGAAGACTGCTAAGGAATTTGGCCTGAGGGGGAACGACGCCTTTGATCCCGAAAAGTCCGCTGATGCCGCCGCGAGAAAACTGGGTGGCCTGATGCGGTTTTTTCATGGCGATCTGGCTAAGGCTCTGGCGGCATACAACTGGGGTGAGGGAAATGTTCAGCGTAAGGGGCTGGCTGCTGCGCCGGAGGAGACCCGTAACTATATTCCCCGCGTTCTGGCGAATCTGCCACAGCCCGGCGCGGCAATGGCCGTACAGTCGCGTCATCCGGCGCCTGTATCTCAGTCCACCGTAACGGAAACCACGCATATCGGGACGCTGAATGTCACCACAACCTCGGACAATGTGAAGGGCATTACCGATGATGCGCGTAGGCGTATCAGGAATTCGGCGCTTGTTTCAGTTTATTCCAGCGGGGTAACAGGATGAATTTCTCTTTGGATAATCTTTCCCTGAATAACTTTTCGCTTAATGAAAGTAACGTACTGAGTGCCGTTCGTGGCGGCGGTGTCCTGGGACTCATTAACAGTGTACTGGCGCCGTCATTCGGTATTTATTACGCATGGAATGATCCGGCAGGTGTTCACCTGAAGGGCGGGAAGCCTTTCTCCCCGGATTCTTTTGTTGTCGTTGAGGTGGGGGCGGAGGCTTCTGTTTCCACCGCCCCCGTCGAACAGGGAGCCTATACCACCTTTAATAAAATCCAGCGGCCACCAGAATTACACGTCACATTCACAGTGGAGGGCCTGACGGCGTTTTCCGGGGCCGTCCCGAACCTGACAAATTTTTCCACTACCTCGCGATCGAATGTGCTGGAAGCGCTTGAAATGATGCGTACCACGGCAGGACTTTACGATATTGAGACGCCGGACAAGACGTGGACGTCCTACGACCTGGTGAAATATGACTACCGAACGCGAAGTAATAATGGTCCGACATTACTGACGGTCAGCGCAGTATTCCAGGCGGTAATGAATACAGGAGAGGTGTCAGTGGGAAGTACGGATAACCAGTCTCCCACTGACAACGATAAAGCAAAAGGGGCAGCATCGGTTAAAACTCAGCCAGTTACGGCGTCGGTGACACAACCGTCAGACGCTGACAGACGAAGCGTCACGAACAGGGGGATCACCTGATGCTGGAAATTGTTTTATCTCCCGTCAAAGCCCAGCAGTTTACGGTGACACTGGGTGCTCAGGTCTGCACCATTCGCCTGAATCAGCGGACTACGGGGATGTATATCGATATCACCGTTAACGGTGAACCGTGCCTGTATGGTGTGCTGTGCCTGAACAATAACCGGATTGTCCGGTACGGATACCTGCCATTTCAGGGCGATCTGTTTTTTTCCGACACGGAGGGGAACCACGATCCTGACTGGCGGGGGCTTGGTTCACGGTACCGGCTCTACTGGCTGTCGCCTGAGGAGCTGACATGAGCTATGTACAGCGTGACATTACCGTGGAGTTCACCCTGTCAGACGGGCGGACGTTCGACAATGGTAAGGGCAATATTCTGACTGTTTCAGGAGCTAAATGTTTTGCCACTGTCACGGTATATGGCGGAACTGCCGGAACGCAGATAACCCTTTATATCTGGGGGTTGTCTCCGGCGCATATGGCCGACCTGAGTTATCGGGGCGTGTGGCGACCCGCTCAAAGTACGGCCAATGAAATGCGGGTACGGGCTGGTGGTCGGCTTATTTTCGAGGGAGATATTACCGATGCGTATGCGGACTACAACCAGGTGCCGGATATACCCCTTATTCTGACCGGGCAGGTTAGTTTCAACCTGCGTAATCAGACAGCGGCCGATTTCAGCGCGAAAGGTGATGTGCCGGTTGCAGATATCATCCGCGCGCTGGCGTCATCTGCCGGGCTGAAATTTGAAAATCAGGGCGTCAGTCGCAGCCTGTCGAATCCACACTTTTCCGGAAACCTTGTACAACAAATGCTGGATGCCGCTTCAGCCGCCGATATTAACATCGATCTGGGGGACGCGGAGAAAGTCACCATCTGGCCGAAGGACAAAGCCCTGGATATTCCGGCTGTGCATATTTCGCCGGACCACGGGCTTATTGGATATCCGGTCTATACCATGACCGGCCTCAGCGCCACCACGACATTCTGCCCCGATCTTTTCATCGGTCGGCGGGTCCATCTGGAATCGTCACTACCTAACGTGACAGGCGATTACCAGTTAACCGGAGTGATACACACCATTACCTCGCGAACCGTGGGCGGTCCGTGGAGCTCCAACTGTACCATGACAAGGCTTAACGATAATGGCACAACCACTAAGTAATCCGACGGACGTAAACAGCGAAATCAATGCGCAGGACTTTATGCTGCGGCAGTTTCTCGGGAAACATGTATTTATCACTCTGGGGCAGGTAGTGGCGGTGGAGGGGGAGTTTATTGATGTCCGACCGATGGTAATGGGCGTTGCAGCAGACGGTTCCCCGGTTGAGCATGAGGTGATTTATAACCTTCCCGTATGGCGGCTACAGGGGGGCAGCAATGCGGTGATTATGCCGCCACATGTGGGCGATATTGGTTTCCTCGGCATCTGCGACCGGGATATCAGTGCGGTAAAAGCCACGCGTCAGGCCGCGATGCCGGGATCAAAACGCACTCATAACTACGCCGATGCCATCTGGCTTGGTGGTGTGCTTAACGGTGCGCCCGTACAGTTCGTGGAATTTGCTGACAACCAGATACGGGTTATTTCCCCCTGGAAAGTGGAGATTTCTGCGCCGGAAGGCATCGTGAACGCCTCGAAAAGTTTCACTGTTAACTCTCCAAAAATCGCGCTTAACGGGGATGCTGCCGTCAGTCAGGGGCTTAATGTTACCGGACAGTCTGAGCTTTCCGGTGGCGCGGAGATTGGTGGTATTGATTTCGGAAACCATGTTCACGGTGGTGTTAAGTCCGGCGGTTCGACCACGCAGGGACCGCAGTAAACAGGAGAAAATATGCAGTCACGATCGCTTCTTCTCGACACCGGGACATGGGATATCCTGCTCGATGATACCGGAAATCTTGCCGTTACCGACAACCCGTATGCAGTAGCCCAGGATGTGGCGTGCGCGTGCAGTACCTTTCTGGGGGAGTGCTGGTACGACTCAACGTCCGGCATACCTTACTGGTCACGCATCCTCGGACACTGGCCCGGCACGCAACTGGTGAATGCCACCCTGCAACAGGAAGCACTTAAACTGCCGACCGTGAGCGCCGCAATTTGCCAGCTCACTGTTGATAAAGCCCGGACAGTAACGGGAGTGCTGCGTATTACAGATACCAATAACGACATCTTTACGGTACTGCTATGAGTGAAAATAAATCTTTTTCTACCGCAGTACCCGCTGTACGTATTACGGACAGCGGGCTGAACGTGCCGGATGAAGCGGATATTCTGAGCGGCAGGCTCAGCGATTTTTCTGGTGCGCTGGGCGGCGCAATGAGTACCAGTCTGAGCAGTCCGCAGGGGCAGCTTGCATCAAGCGAAAGTGCCATTATCGCGGATAAAAACGATCAGTTGCTGTATATCGTTAACCAGGTAAACCCTGATTTCTCCAGTGGACGCTTTCAGGATGCAATAGGAAAGATTTATTTCCTGGAACGACGCGGGGCTACAGGTACGACAGTAACGGCAACCTGTACCGGGCTGGTTGGTACGCTGATTCCGGCGGGCAGTATGGTGCAGGATGAGGCCGGTTATAAGTACGTCAGTCTGTCAGACGCCACAATCGGCGCATCAGGGCAGGTTGATGTGGTATTCCTGAATTTGTCCACCGGGCCTGTCGGCTGTCCGGCGGGAACTCTGAATAAAATTTATAAGGCAATACCCGGCTGGTCAGGTGTCACTAACGCCAGTGCAGGTGTACCGGGCAGCGACGAGGAAACCCGCGCGGACTTTGAAAACCGTCGGCGTAATTCAGTTGCCCGTAATGCACGTAATATTCTGGAAGCCATCCGGGGTGAAATACTCTCTACGGTGGAAAACGTGGTGGATGTTTACGTCACCCATAATCCGAAAAAAACGGAACAAAAAGCCGGGGTCAGTCAGTATCCGTTAACACCCGGTTCGTTTTATGTTGGCGTGTACGGCGGCAGTCCGGCAGATATCGCTGCGGCCATCTGGCGTAAGGCTCCGCCGGGTATTGATATGAACGGCGACACAACGTTCACCGTTGCGGATAAGGAGTATGATCCGCCGTATCCTGAATACGTGATCACCTGGCAGACACTCAAACCTGTCAGTCTGCATGTCAGTGTGACGCTGAAAAAAAGTGACTATCTGCCCTCAGATATTACCCAACAGGTACAGCAATCTGTGTTGTCCGCGTTTAACGGTACAGATGGTGGTCTGCGGGCAAGGGTAGCCTCTGTTGTCTCCGCGGGGCGCTACTATGCCGGCGTTTACAAAACCGATCCGGAAAATATCGATATTCTGGGCCTTACTGTGAGTCGTGACGGTTCGTCATGGACAACGGCTGTCACTTTCGGGATAGATGAGATCCCGGTTCTGGATGTGTCGAATATCGGTGTGAAACTACAGGAGGCGTAACGTGCAGAATGTGGCTGCAACCGTGCTTGCACAGTATGCCGCCAGCCCCCGACTCAATGCCCTCATTAACAGCTTTAACGCAGCGCTTTCCCCCGACAGTTTTATCAATGATTTTTATGACCTTATCTGGAACATCGATACTGCAGAAAAGTACGGTCTTGATGTCTGGGGAAAGATTGTGGGCGTCAGTCGTCGGCTGACGGTAAAGGACGATTTTAATTACCTGGGCTTCAGCGAGGCCCGGATGGACAACCCGGTAATGGATGACCCGCGTCCGTTTAATCAGGCGCCGTTTTACAGCGGAAAATCGGTTACCCGGACCGTTGACCTGTCTGATGAGATATACCGGCGGCTGATACTGATGAAAGCCATGTCGAATATTACTGACTGCTCTGTGCCGGATATTAACCGGATGCTGCGGTTTATGTTCGGAAAAAACCGCCGGGCTTATGTTCTGAATAATGGTGGACTGAGGATGAGTTACATCTTTGAGTTTGCTCTCTCGTCGGCAGAACTGGCGATTATCCAGTCGTCGGGCGCACTGCCGTCCCCGCCGGGTGTTTATGTCTCAGTGGTTTTAAAGGAGACCGGTAATGAAGCTTAACGATAAACCCCGTCAACTGGCAGTACCCTTTGCGAGCACCGGGGATAAAAATACTATCCCGGACAAGGCGACGCAGCAGACCAAAGAGAGCGGTAACGCGGCGTATGATTCGGGTTTTCCTCCGGTAACCATGACCCCGATTTCAGCGGGAGGTATACCGCCACACGGCAAGGATTTTAACGGTCTGATGCACGATATTACCGCAGCAATACGGTACGTCCAGGCTGGCGGTTTGTACACGTATAATGCCGATTTCGCCGGGGCCATTGGTGGATATGCAAAAGATGCCATTCTCGCCGGAGTATCAACAACAGCGGTCTGGTTGAATACCATTGACGATAACCTGACCGATCCGGAAGGCACCGACAGCGCAGGCTGGGTAAACCTGCTGGCAGATCCCCTGAAGCTGTTTCTGTGGCAGAAAAACAATCTGTCAGACCTTCAGAATAAAGGAACGGCACGGGATAATCTTCAGGTCTACAGCCAGGAGCAGACGGATCTTAAATACCTCGCCAAAGACCAGAACGGTAGCGATATTCCGGAAAAGCCGCTGTTTGTACAAAATATCGGAGCGCTTCCTGCCAACGGTACGGCTGTTGCAGCGAACAGACTGGCATCACGCGGCGCGCTTCCGGCACTGACTGGTACGACAAGAGGCAGCGATAGCGGCCTGATAATGGGCGAGGTTTACAATAACGGTTATCCAACGCCATACGGAAATATTTTGCGTCTGACCGGAACCGGTGATGGGGAAATTCTCATTGGCTGGAGCGGGACAAACGGTGCGCCAGCGCCCGCATATATTCGCAGCCATCGAGATAACGCCGATGCTGAGTGGTCCGAATGGGCAATGCTCTACACCACACTAAACCCACCTCCGGATTCGCATCCAGTAGGGGCGGCGATAGCATGGCCGTCTGATGCTACTCCGGCAGGTTACGCTCTGATGCAGGGGCAGTCCTTCGATAAATCTGCTTACCCGTTACTGGCTATAGCGTATCCGTCCGGCATTATCCCTGACATGCGAGGCTGGACAATCAAAGGTAAACCCGCCAGCGGTCGAGCCGTGCTCTCACAGGAAATGGACGGCAACAAGGCGCACGGACACACCGCGCGGGCGCAGGATACTGATTTAGGGACAAAATCTACCTCATCCTTTGATTACGGTACGAAATCGACCAATACCACGGGCAACCATACTCACCAGTTCGGCGGTTATATCAATTCATACTGGGGAGATTCCAATCACACCTCATTTCAGCCTGGAGGTGGTGCATGGACACAGGCCGCTGGCGACCATGCGCATACAGTTTATATCGGAGGACATGAGCACACCATGTATATCGGTCCACACGGACACGTCGTTATTGTGGACGCAGACGGTAATGCGGAAACCACGGTTAAAAATATTGCATTTAACTACATAGTGAGGCTGGCATGATTAAATTAATTCTTTCGGCACCCGTGCCGGCAATGGCCGAGGCTTTTGAACATTCTTTTCAGAATACCGAAAATGTGGAAATTATCCCCGGACCGTTTGAAACCATACCGGAATTTGACTGCATGGTCAGTGCGGCCAACAGTTTTGGTCTTATGGACGGCGGTGTGGATGCTGCTATTACGGCATATTTCGGGGCGCAATTACAGGAGCGGGTACAGCAAAATATCCGCCGGGAATATCTGGGAGAACAGCCAGTCGGCACCGCCTTTGTTATTGAAACGGGTAACAGTAAATATCCGTGGCTGGTTCACGCCCCGACGATGCGCGTTCCGATGATAATCGACGGCACCGACGCGGTTTATAATGCAACACGTGCAGCGTTATTAGCGATATTTCAGCACAATAAAAGCGCGGGGGAAGACAGGAAAATTAAATCGGTAGTATTCCCTGCGATGGGGGCCGGGTGTGGTCAGGTATCCCCGGACAGTGTCGCCCGGCAAATGAAGCTGGCGTGGGATGGTTTTATTAACTGCGCCACGGAAATTAACTGGCAATACGCCAGTGCCCGCCAGAATGCTGTATTCAGCACAACGGCATACTGTCCGTCAAAGACGCTTTGCCCGAACGCCAGAACGGAATATATCGGTTTTGGTGATTACAGAACGTATTGCAAAAAATCAGGTAACACCTGCATCAGTCCCCGTCATCAGGTTGATGATATTTATATTGGTGCGCATAGCCATGCTGTTTCCCCCGGTACTTATCCCCACAGCCATCACCTGAATACAGAATATTTATCCGGAGTAAAAAAATGACGTTTAAAATGAGTGAGCAGGCACAGACAATTAAAATTTATAATCTGCGTTCAGATACAAACGAATTTATTGGCGCAGGTGATGCATATATCCCGCCGCACACGGGATTACCGGCAAACTGTACGGATATTGCCCCTCCTGATATTCCCGCCAGTCATATTGCTGTATTTGACGCTGAAACCCAGACGTGGAGTCTGCATGAGGATCACCGTGGCGAGACGGTATACGACAAAACAACCGGTAATCAGATGTATATCTCCGAACCCGGCCCGTTGCCCGAAAATGTCACATCAGTTTCACCAGGCGGTGAATACCAGAAATGGGATGGTAAGGCGTGGGTGAAGGATGAAGCTGCGGAAACTGCGGCCAGACTTCATGAAGCTGAAGGGACTAAAAGCCGTCTTTTGCAAATGGCATCGGGGAAAATCGCGCCGCTTCAGGATGCGGTTGATCTTGGAATTGCAACAGATGAAGAGAAAAGCCAGCTCGCCGAGTGGAAAAAGTATAGGGTACTGGTAAACCGTGTTGACACCGCAAGCCCCACCTGGCCGGAAATACCATCATGATGAGTTTCATGCGGGGGGGGGATGTCCGGTACACTGTTGTACTCATATTCACGCTTAAAATATTCTTATCATTGTTATAAATAGTTTATATCAATAATTTTGCATGTTAATATTCCGTATTCATGTAAAATTACAGGGGTTTTCAAAGAGGTATGACCACCATAACAATTGTTACTGCTTATTTTGATATAGGCAGAAGTCAATGGACATCGCAAAATGGGTTTGCTCCACGCATTGAGCGAACTACTGATGAATATATGTCCTGGTTTTCGAATCTTGCTCAACTTGAAAATGATATGGTTATTTTTACTTCACCTGACCTCAAACCCAGGATTGAGGAAATCCGGGGAGGAAAACCAACAACGATTGTTACATTGGATCTCAATAAAAAATTTCGTCATATCAGGAGCCGGATCGCTGCTATACAGTCAGATGTAGCGTTTAAGTTCAGAACGCCCGTAGAGCAGCGGGGGAATCCAGAGTATCTGTCGGCTGATTACGTTTTACTCTGTAATCTGAAAACGTACTTTGTAAATCAGGCTATCAGGCAGGGGTTGATCAAAGACGATATGGCTGCCTGGATTGATTTTGGATATTGTAGAGATCCTGATACCACGAATGGAATAAAAAAGTGGTCCTGGCCCTTCAATAAGGAAAAAATGCATTTTTTTACGATCAGAAGAGGACTTAAACTTGAAACACTGGAATCAGTATTCAACTGTATGTCAGGTAACCATGTGTATGTCATCGGTGGTGTTCTGGTCGGTGCGCTGGAAAAGTGGCAAGAATTTTACAGACTGGCGTGGCATTGCCAAAAGAAGGTGTTGAGAGAGAATATTGTGGATGATGATCAGGGGATATTTCTGATGTGTTATTATTACAGACCTGACATGATAAAATTAAACTACCTGGGTAAGAACAAGTGGTTTGACTTATTCAGATGCAAGGGAAAGCGAACGATTCGCACCTTTTCTCACAGGATGAGAATATTATGTCTTCACAAATAAATATTTTAATTTATAAAAAAAGCCCTGCATGTATATTACGCCGGGCTTTTAAAATTTAAGATATTTATTTTTTATTCTGTATCTTTAAATAAGACGGGTTTTTCATTTGCCGCTTTCACCCGATCGTTATTCATTTCTTTATTAACAAAGTTTTTATCAAGCGTATAACCAATAAGACGTGAGAGGATGTATTTATTCATAAGACCACTTAACCATCCATCCTTATTTCTGAATTGTTCAATGAATGCACAATCAAATTTGTCGTTGGTAGATTTATACAGGAAAGGTATATACCACTGATCTTTACCTTTCATGAGTCCATGACCTTTATTAACAACCTCCCCGTGATCTGAGGTGTACAGGAAGATATAGTTTTTGCTGTGCTTTTCTACATCATTGAATAATGAAGAAACTATACGATCAGTTTTGTGGATTGTTAAATCATATTCTTCTGCACCTGGTAAGGCATACTTGTCTTCTGCATCGTAGTTATGGTAAGGCTTATGGTTGCCGAGCAGGTGAACTATTATAAATTTTTTTGGGGCAGAGGTGTCTTCCAGCGCGTCAGTCAGCATCGGGATAAGGTGTTCATCATGTCCGTTTGTCAGTCTGACAACGTCGCTTTTCCTTGCAATAAATCCATATTTTGAACTGAATAATCCCTCAAGTTCCTGAGAACCAATCCACCAGGTTTTATACCCGTTTGCTTTTGCCATTTCTATAATGGATTTATTCTTGAACAGGTTGTTATCGCTTTCTGGCGTACTGAATGAGAATGTCATAGCCAGAGAGTCCCTTGTTTCAGGAGCACTTGAATGAACGTTTCTGACAATGCATGATTTTGGTTGTGTGAATATTTTTTGTAATTCTGGGCTTGTCAGCTTAGGATACCCGTAAATGCTATACCTTGAAAATAGCGAAGATTCTCCCATTACAATAACAATAGTATTATTACCGTTGTCCTCTTTACCTGTTACAACTTCGTTGAAGTCTGGTATTATTGATGTGTTCGAGTAGCGGTCATTCAATATCATCGTGCTGGCAAAATATGCCACGTCACCTATAACTGCGGGGAAATAGCTTTTAATAAGTTTGCCTATTGTTGAGCGCGATTCGTTCATGCTCATTTTGATATTGTTTATTTGAGGCCACACATCATTTGCGATCATTAGGGCTGTTAATAAATAAAGGTAAATCGCTAGTTTTGGAATCCACTTGAAGTTGCCCTCATTTTTATAAAGTTTAGTTATTCCATAACTAATCGCCAAGGTTAATAGAATTGCTATTCCTAAAATTTTCACCCCATCACTTAAAAACATTCCTTTCGCTTCGGTAAGGTTTGTTTCCACAACAGAACTGATAACGTCAAAAGATATTTGTTCATTGAAAATGATAAAGTATGAAATTTCCGATGAAAGTAAAAATATGAGGATGTAACCAATAATACGTGGTGTCAGGTTTTTACACTTCAATAAGTAAAAAGAAAATAATAAAAAAGATAAAGTAGAAAGAAATGGAATGGATGAGTCTCTCCCGAAAACCACTTTATTAACAGTATATGAGACTATCATTAAACTGATGATAATTATTAAGCTGTGTTGTCTCTGTTTCACTTTATTATTCCATTATAAGTATTGCAAAAAATTCAGGAAGCGATATGGGTACAGTAAGGCTGATAAAGTTTAAGCCATACTAAATGTAATTTCATGATTGCTAACGGTAAACATCACGTTTGTTAAAAATTTGTTCGGTGTGTTTCATTATGTTTCTTAATAAGAGGGTTATCCTTCTTGTAAGTCATTCGAGAATGTAACCTAACATGTTGATCTCTATGTGGTGTATTTTAATGTTAGGTGGTGTTTGGTAGACTTTTTTTAATCATAACTGTCGTTACTACCTAGCTGTACGTGACGGCGATTTGGTCGGGGGAGTGACGAGAAAATTAAGGGCATAAGATAAATAAAATGGTTGTTTGCGGCATCTGGTGAACTTGTAAAAATCCCATAATTGGTTAAGAACGAAATCGTTATTCGTTAAAAAAATGTTGTTACTCATGCGGTCAGGAGAGCTAACAATGAGAGAAAAACTCGCCCGAAATCTGCCCGAATTAAAACGGAAAAAGTGATAACTAATTGAATCTATTAGAACGCAACGGAACGTATTTCAGACGATAAAAGAGTGGTTTTTTGTTTAACTTTATGAATTTAAAATAGAATTTTTGTTTTTGGCGAGAACAGGAATCGTATTCGGTCTCTTTTTATTTTCCTTACAAATCAAACAATTAAAAACGCTTGTCCGAAAATGTCCGAAATTTGTCCGAATTTCTGTATTCCGGTCTTTTTGGTTATATCACAATCAAATTAAATTTAACATTTATTTCACAACGAAAATTGGAGTATTAGAGCATCATATAAGCTTTATCATCACGCTCATCGAGATAGAGTTTCGTGGTGTTCGCTGATGTGTGGCCCAGGAGTTTTTGGGCGAACACCTCGCCGTGCTCGTTTTTGTACAGCCGCCCGGCCAGACTTCGGATCTCGTGAAATGTCGGTGGATTATTGCTGAAGTTAACGCCGGAGGCTTTTCTTGCTTTTACAAATGTCTTTGTCAATCCATCCGGATGAATATTCCCGGTCGGGCTATTTTTCCTGATTCCGGCACTGATCATGAAATCAGTGCGGCTTACCAGTCGGCAGCGATCGATTACCGTTCCCAGACGTAACCCCGTCGCCCGAAGTGTCAGGGAGAGGGGAATGGCTATTTTCATTCCGGTTTTAATCTGAGTTACGTATAAGTGGTTGTCAAAAACATCACTAAATTTCATATTTACGATATCCTCCCTACGTTGACCAGTAACGAGCGCTAAATCCATCGCGAGAGGGAACCATGCAGGCATATGCTCTGCTGCCGCCCGTGTGGCGTTACACGTTTCCAGTTGCAAGCGTTCCCTGGCAACCTTAATCTCTGGTATCCGGGTTGCTTCCACCGGGTTTTTCACAATATGCCCTTCGACAATAGCTTCTCTGAACATGTCAGATAGAACTGATCTCATTGCTCCCGCCATAGTGTTTTTTCCCTCGGTTATCCACGACTCAAGAAACTTGGCAATGTGCCGGGTTGTTACTTCTGCCAGTATTATTTCCCCCATTTTTTCGCGTACGGTCACTAATTGATTACCGCGAATCTTGTAGGTATTAACCGACAGACTCCGGCGCTGTAATAAAACCTCATAGCGATCAATCCATGCGGACACAGTGAATGAGTCCGTTCCTTTTAGCTTTTCAATAAGCGCCACTGGCGTGTGGTTTTGCGCTATGAAGTTGTTTGCCTCTATGGTCTGTGTGATAGCGTCCCTGCGGGCGATCTGACCGAGCGGAAATTCCTTGTCAGTTACCGGGTTACGCCAGAAAAAAGATTTACTGGCCTTACGGTAGGTGAGGTTCCTCGGGAGGTTAGCATCGTACTTTTTTCGACTCACTGATCAACTTCTCCAGCAATGCACTCGGTTAACGCCATCACACTCTGGTACATAAGTTCGATTTTCCGGCCTTCTTCTGCCGTAAGCACGGTTATTCCTGTCCGTGCGCACTCTTCCAGAAAGGTTTTCTCTTCTTCTTTTCCTGCACTGGTACGGCGGTTAAACTCCGGTGCGATGATGAAGCGTTTACTGAATTCCTCTGGTTCCAGTACCCGGCAGTGAAAAGCCGTTCCTGTATCGAGAGATTTTGTTTTCTCCGTGTCCACGGGGGCATTTTTGCGCCAAAGATAAATTGCTGGTGTATCTGCGATATCATCAAGCTGTGATTTACTGACCCCCGGGCCAGCGTGATACGCCTCGTTAGGGATGTCATAGTAAATGCCTGGCTGTATATCATCAGGGACAGTGAAATTTCCGTTTTCTACGGGATCTGCCGCTTCGCCAGCTTCATCACCGCCAGTACCTGATCCACCGTCCGTTGTAATTTCCTGCCCTGTATCGCCAGCCGTTTCCTGCTGGTTGCTCTCTTTCGGCGTTTCTCCATCTCTTTCTGTTCTGGCTTCCGTTTTTTCGGTCTGGTTTGAGGGGGGCGGAAATAGCGCTGATACATCGAAAGTCCCGTCCGCGTTTCTGGTGACAGCCTCCGGCTCTGCTGCTGGTTGTTTTTCCTCCGGCACCACTTCTTCTTTTTCACCCTGATTTGAGGCGCTGTAATTGTTAGGAACCCATTTCGGATCGTTCGGGTCGCTGATGTCTTCGGCATATTCACCGCGCACGGCTGCCAGTTGTTTACCAACATCAACCGGGTTTTTGGGTGGAATGTTTTTACGTGCTTCGTGCAGTTCTGCCCGTATTTTCTGGTAGCCTGCTTCTGTCTGGCTTACAGGTGGCTCATTCTCCAGCGGCTGTGGATCCGGATGATGTTCAGTTGTGTCCTGTTCCACTGCTTCAGGCGTTGCTGGTTCATCTGCCAGTTCGCCTGTCGGTTGCGGTTTTTCTTCATCACACTGAAATCTCCCTGCCTCAATATCCCGCAGACATTTGCCCGCCTGACGAAGCCTTGCTGCATTTTCTTCATGGGTTGTTGGGGTGTTATCAGGCACATATTCGTACCAGTCCGGATCGCGAACGCCATGAACGGCAACAAAGCTTTCGCACCACGTCCGGCGAAGATCAGGATTACTGGGCTGGAGAATTACACCAGATGTGGCGTTGCCCTGAAACTGGATCTGGTGGCGAATCCGGGACAGCTTGAGCTGGAACGTCATGCCGCCCGATCCGCAGCGTGGTTTTTTGTGACTAAAGGGTGTCTGAAATATTCCGGCGACCTGGTACGTGTTACGCAGATCATCAACGGAGGGCAGAACGGCATCGGTGATCAGCGGGAGCGCTTTGAGAAAGCAAAATCGGTGCTGGTATGAATCTGTTATCTGCTCTTCTGAAAAGATACTGGTTGCAGCTGGTGTTTATTTTGCTGATGGCTGGTGCGTTTATCGTCGGTAATGTCTGGAGTGACAGGGGCTGGCAAAAAAAATGGGCAGATCGCGACAGCGCTGAATCCTCTCAGGAAGTCAACGCCCAGACCGCCGCCCGTATTATTGAACAGGGCCGCGTTATTGCCCGTGATGAGGCTGTGAAAGATGCACAAGCGCAAGCCGCTAAATCTGCTGCCACTGCTGCTGGCCTGTCTGCCACTGTTAGCCAGCTGCGTACCGAAGCAAAAAAACTTGCCACCCGCCTGGACGCCGCAAAGCACACCGCAAATCTTGCCGCTGCCGTCAGAAGCAAAACAACCAACGCCGACGCCAGAATGCTTGCCAACATGCTCGGAGATATTGCAGAAGAAGCTAAACATTATGCTGGAATCGCTGACGAGCGCTACCGGGCAGGAATGACGTGTGAACGAGTATATGATTCGGTGAGAGAGTCAAATAATTACAGGAGGTATTGAAACTCCCCCTGTAATATTACTGCAAAAAAGTGACTACATATCATCAGATGGAACCAGATGAATAAGAACAGGTTTTTCACCAGATGAAACTGATAAGTACTCACTCAGTTTTGATATAGCTGAAATCTGTCTGAATAACCTGTCGGGGTGCTGGAATAACAACTTTCCGGAAATTCTTCTGCAATGGATTTTACTTTTAGTGAACATTCGCCTCCTTATCTGTAGAGGTGGGTAACGAATTTAAAAAGCATTCTGCTTACTTAGGGGGAACATCCTGATGACTGCCTGCAATATTGCAAATTCCATTTTCATTGTATGAACCACCTGAATCAAGGCACTCATCTTCCATCAGGAATTTCTGCGACCACATACCTGCATAAAAAACGATGATAATGGCTACGATAATAGTGATGATGTTTTTCATTTATGTTCTCTGTGTGTTGTTATTGAAAATGATAATCAATATCTCAAAATGAAATAAATAATCATTAAGTGGTAGTTGTTGATAATTGTTCGCATTTTAAAAAGATACTCCCGGCGGGGCGGCCTGCCACGGGGCGGCAGCGGCGCGGGATTTGGCGCATTTTTGATTTTTCATGCATCATCATGTTGTAACTCTCTGTTTTAATGTCATTTTTTTAAAAGGTGATGATTTGTATGTTTTTTGTTCATCATATTTTGTTTTTCCGGGGGAAGGCGCGCTAAGAAACAGCCCCAGAGGTAAAAATGGACGGCGAACTGAAGAACCTCAAATGCAATATCAGTCAGCTTGCCGCTATTACAGGGTTACATCGACAGACGGTTGTCAGTCGTCTCTCGGGCGTTCCCCTGGCACCGGGAAGCAATGAAAAAAATAAGCTGTATCTCCTGACGGATGTGATCCGCGTACTGATGGAAACGCCAGTTTCCCAGCCTGCTGAACATCAGGACCCGAATAAAATGACTGCAAAAGAGCGTAAGGGCTGGTTTGACTCCGAAAAGGGGCGTCTCTGGCTGGAAAAAGAGATGAAGCAGGTCGTCCCGTTGCCGGAAGTCCGTCAACAAATGGCGGCGATAGTCAAGGCCATTACGCAGGTACTTGAAGTCTGGCCGGATAAACTGGAAAAGGATAAGGGATGGTCTGCGGATCAGCTAAACGAGGCCCAGGATGTGATGGATGAGGTCAGGATACTGTTAGTTAAGGCAATACAGGAGACCGCAGACGATGACGGGGAATAAATATGGCTCTGCAGCGGCAGTACGCCGGGAGGTTGCTGAATATCTCAGGCCTCCACGCAGAATGCCGGTAGCGGAAGGAATAAAACAATTTATGTTTGTTCCCCGCGGTGCCAATACGGCGGTTCCTTGGGATGACACGTTAGCGTCTCAGTCCTTCCCGAAATGACAACAACGTCCACGATAAAATGTTTCGTGATGGTTCATTCCTGAAAATTGGCTGGCCGTCCATAATCGTTTTTTCTTCGTCGGATTACAAGCGGGTGGCGCTGACCGACTATGACCGTTTCCCTGAAGATATCGATGGCGAGGGAGATGGTTTTTCCCTGGCATCCAAACGTACCACCACCTTTATGTCTGCGGGGATGACACTGGCAGAGAGTTCGCCTGGTCGGGAAATCACCGATGTGAAATGGCGGCGTTCTTCGCCGCACGAAGCCCCGCCCACGACAGGCATTCTTTCTCTTTATAACCGGGGCGATCGCCGTCGGTGGTACTGGCCCTGTCCACACTGCGGCGACTGGTTCCAGCCCGCGATGGAAAACATGGTGGGGTATGGGTGAGGTACAGACCAAAGCCTCGCTGGACAGTCCGGCACTGACCGGCACGCCAACGGCACCAACGCCGGAAACCACAGCTGCAGGTATTGAAATTGCCACGGCAGCGTTTGTGGCTGCGAAAGTGGCGCAGTTGGTTGGTTCTGCGCCGGAAGCGCTGGACACCCTGCAGGAACTGGCTGACGCGTTGGGAAACGATCCGAACTTTGCCACCACGGTACTGAATAAACTGGCGGGCAAGCAGCCGCTGGACGAAACCCTGACGGCGCTGTCAGGAAAAAGCGCTGATGGTCTTATCGAATATGTTGGTTTACGGGAAACGATAAATCACGCCGCCGATGCGTTACAAAAATCACAGAATGGTGGCGATATTCCGGAAAAGCCGCTGTTTGTACAAAATATCGGAGCGCTCCCTGCATCAGGTACGCCTGTTGCAGCGAACAGACTGGCATCACGCGGCGCGCTTCCGGCACTGACTGGTACGACAAGAGGCAGTGATAGCGGCCTGATAATGGGCGAGGTTTACAATAACGGTTATCCAACGCAATACGGGAATATTTTGTGTCTGACCGGAATCGGTGATGGAGAAATATTAATCGGATGGCGTGGGGTTAATGGTGCTCCTGCGTCTGCATATATTCGCAGCCATCGAGATACCGCCGACGCTGAGTGGTCAGAATGGGCGATGTTCTACACCTCACTAAATCCGCCACCGGATTCGTATCCAGTAGGTGTGGCGATAGCATGGACGTCTGATGCTACTCCGGCAGGTTACGCTCTGATGCAGGGGCAATTGTTTGATAAATCTGCTTACCCGTTACTGGCTATAGCGTATCCGTCCGGCATTATCCCTGACATGCGAGGCTGGACAATCAAAGGTAAACCCACCAGTGGGCGAGCTGTACTTTCTCAGGAGATGGACGGCAACAAATCGCACTCGCACACCGCGCGGGCGCAGGATACCGACTTAGGGACAAAAACTACCTCATCCTTTGATTGTGGCACGAAATTGACCAATACAATGGGCAACCATACTCACCAGTTCGGAGGCTATATCAACTCATACCGGGGGGATTCAAATCACACTTCATTTCAGCCTGGAGGTGGTGCGTGGACACAGGCCGCTGGCGACCATGCGCATACAGTTTATATCGGAGGACACGAGCACACCATGTATATCGGTCCACACGGACACGTCGTTATTGTGGACGCAGACGGTAATGCGGAAACCACAGTTAAAAACATTGCATTTAACTATAATGGGGGCCGGATGTGGTCAGGTCCCCCCGGACAGCGTCGCCCGGCAAATGAAGCTGGCGTGGGAAAGTTTCAGTAATCCACCCAAAGTAATCAACTGGCAATACGCCAGCGCCCGCCAGAATGCTGTATTCAGCACAACGGCATACTGTCCGTCAAAGACGCTTTGTCCGAACGCCAGAACGGAATATATCGGTTTTGGTGATTATAGAACGTATTGCAAAAAATCAGGTAACACCTGCATCAGTCCCCGTCATCAGGTTGATGATATTTATATTGGTTCGCATAACCATGCTGTTTCCCTTAGCCCCAATTTTCATGGTAAGCACCTGAAACCAGAGTATTTATCCGGAGTAAAAAATGACGTTTAAAATGAGCGATACCCCGCAGACAATTAAAATTTTTAATCTTCGTTCAGATACAAACGAATTTATTGGTGCAGGTGATGCATATATCCCGCCGCACACGGGATTATCGGCAAATTGTACTGATATAGCCCCTCCTGATATTCCCTCCAGTTATATTGAGGTATTTGACTCTGAAATCCAAACGTGGAGTCTGCATGAAGACCACCGCGGTGAGACAGTTTACGACACAACAACCGGCAATCAGGTTTATATCTCCGATCTTGGTCCGCTACCTGAAAACGTCACATCAGTTTCACCAGGTGGTGGATACAAAAAATGGGATAGTAAGGCTCAGGTCTGGGTGAATGATGAAGCTGCGGAGGCCGCAGCCAGACTTCGTGAAGCTGAAGGAACGAAAAACAGACGCCTGCAAATAGCGTCTGAAAAAATCGCGCCGTTACAGGATGCAGTGGATCTGGACGGAGCAACCGATAAAGAAAAAGCTTCTCTTCTGGCATGGAGAAAGTACCGGGTACAGGTAAACCGTGTTGATACTTTAAAGCCTGTCTGGCCGGAGAAACCAGCCAGTAGTTTATAATTTGTCAGGAAAGCTCAGGCCTTATTTATAGCAAATATGAAGAAGGCCTGTCTGTCATAACTGATATGGTTACTGGTTAGTATATTAAATTTATACTCAATAACCTCTACACATTTTAAACCAATCTTCAGGGAAGGGTATGCCAGCAGGCCAAAGATTACACCACTTTTGAGGCATTGGCTTAATTGTTTCTTCTTTTTTATGATCTTGAGAGTCTGCCGCTATTGTAAGAGCAGGATATAGTGAAGATGGTAATATTAAAACCATTGCTAAAAATACGCTCTTGACGTGTTTCATAATATGTTACCTGTTAAATTGTGGCACACTATCCTTACGGTTACAGCATCCTTTACTATAGATGTTAAACGTTATTCATTACCATCAGGTGAGTAAATAAAACCATTTATAAAATATTTAACTTAAATAAAAATGATAAGCACTATTATATTTTATTTCCAATGTAAATTAATTCATGTGAAAGTGATTTCATGTGCTTTTCAAATCATGGCTGGCTCGCTCCCCCGGAGGAACAGGCCAGTTAACATTATCAGGAGTGTTTGTTATATCAATCAACTTCACTTCATTCTTGTAAGCCAGCCACACTAACAGTTTTGATCCTGTCCGCGTATTGTGGACACAGCCTTAAGCGAGGTTCTGGTTTTCAAATTGTTCCGGACTGAGATCGCCGCAGACCCTGATGGCGCAGGCTGGACGCTATCGTTTTTACATTGTACCTCAGGCCCCAGGTTCACTTCCTCAGCAAGCCGGGGCGCACCGTAGCGCTGTTTTGCCTGGCTGAAGGCCTCTCTTACGACATTGTCGCAGTCTTGGCGGAACTGCTGGTGGGTATTAACGACTGTGCGCCTTGTTTGCCAATGCCGATTCCGAACTCATTCTGACGCCGATCATCATTGCCGTGTTGCTCGCGCCTGGTTTCAGCAAAAGCACCACGCTGGCTATACTGCAT